GGGGCAACTGAGGACGAGCAGTTTTTAACTGGCCTGCACTTACTCAAAACCAACTCCTGTAACCTAGTTTTGGCCAATGATACCAAGACTCGACTAAACATGATCATCACCCCAGAGCAGGCTCGTCACTGTGTCACTACTGACCGTGATATTGCTTTGGACATGCTGGCGACAATGACTGTCTCCCGTTCCAAAGGTACCTTCACCCGTTCCAAGGTGATGTCTAAACAGGGTATTGACTGGTCCAATAGTGCCATTCCAGCCTCTTTGAGGAAGGTTGTCAACCACTGTATCGACAAGGGAGCTTACAAGCCATTCAATGGTGCAACGGTCGGACACTTCGCTGTCAAGCGTGACAATGAATATTTCATCACCTCCAAACGTAAGTCAGACTTCAATAAGTTGGCTGAGGTAGGTATGGTAGAGTGCCGCGTCCTTGAGCCTGGACACCCACATTACACTGAAGATACGGTGTATGCCTATGGTGGGAAGCCCTCTGTTGGCGGACAGTCTCAAAGGATTATCTTCAAGGAACATCCTGACATGGACTGCATTGTTCACTTCCACTGCCCTCCTAAGCCAGAAGCTAAGCTCTCTGTCAGAGACCAGGCGCCTTATGAGTGCGGTAGTCATGAGTGTGGTCAGAACACCAGCCGAGGTCTAAAAGAAGAGATTCCTGGCATCAAATGTGTCTATTTGGACAACCATGGCCCTAACATTGTGTTCAACCGTAACATTGAGCCTGAGAAGGTAATCAAGTTTATCGAAGACAACTTCGACCTAACTAAGTCTACTGACGGAGTAGATAGGAACAAATCAGTGGTAGTATAATGTTCATTCACTATGACAAACAGATTCTCAATTCTGACACTATTAGGTGGATTGAGTGCTATAATTTGGTCTCCGGGGGCTATATTCGTCTCTATCTTCAGGACGGCTCGTCGGAATTGGTAGAAGGTCCTGCGGCCTTTGATATAGTGATGCGGCTCTGTCCTGACGCACTAGAGGGCGAGAATGCTAAATATAAACGCCACGCTTGGGCGATTCATAATCTTTTAGGGCACCCCTTGATGCAGATTTTTTCATGGTTAGGTTTCACGAAGCTGGGCCTCAAAATTCATGACATAACTGTACCTAACCCTATTACTAAGTAGATAAGTAGATAAATGGGAACCAAACTAGAAATCGAACGCAAGTACTTAGTCAAGCTTCCATCATCTTGGTCGGCACTTGCCGAGCTGTTTGATGGTATCGTGGATGTCAAACGTATCTCACAGACTTATTTGAAGCCTGAGCCTGGTGAACAGGCAGCTAGGGTAAGAAAAACGATTGAGGGGCTTAGTGGGGACACTGAAACTGTATTCCATCATAACCAGAAGAAGCCGACAGGCGATACTGGAGTCCATGAAGAAACCGAGTCAGAGATTAGTGAGAAAGAGTATAATCAGGCCCTCAAGGGAGCAAACCCTGATAAATGCGCTGTTGAGAAGACCCGCTTCGTCTTCAACTGGCACGATCAAGTTTTTGAGCTTGACCTATTCAAAGGGCACCTCAAGGGGCTGGCTATATTGGAGATTGAACTAGAAGACAAGGACGATACAGTAGAGTTACCTCCCTTCCTCAAGATCATCAAAGAAGTAACCAAGGATAAGAAGTTTACTAATTTCAGTTTGGCTGATAAGAAATTGAAAGAGAAATGTGAGTAAGACAATGGCAAGTTTAAAAGACCTTTCATCAAAAATTACCGATGCTTTGGACAAAATCCTACCAGATGAAGTGCGTTGCGCTTTTGTTTTGATTGACATCAAAGAGAAGGAAGTCTCAACGGTTTCCAATATGTCGGATGAAAGCACCATCGCTTTGCTAGAAGAAGCGGTCAAAGGTCTGCAAGATCCTGAGATTACTACGGATCCTGTGCATGATTTGAAAGTCAATTAACCTACCAATAATCGGATATATAATGTACCGATATAAGTCGCAGTACCCAATCGGATAAGGGAGCTGTCTGCAAAACAGCTATTAGTTGGTTCGACTCCAACCTGCGACTCCAACCTTACGGAGAGGTGTGTGAGTGGCTGAAACAGCAACCCTGGAAAGGTTGTGTGCTCGCAAGGGCACCGAGGGTTCGAATCCCTCCTTCTCCGCCAATGAGTAAGAGAGTAGAGTTTTCAGAAGACTTTAATGCCACAGAATGGAAAGTTCTGGGCGTCTGGACCGAAGAAGAAGCCAAAGAAAATTGGCCGAAGCTTCAAGAGTGGATAGAGCAAACTCAAGTGTTTGGTTTCTTTAGAATGGTGGATGAATAAATGTGCTATCTATGTTTACAGGATAATCCATTCGCAATTCCAGAGGATCATAGTCAATTAAGTCTTCAAAAGAAGAAGGCAAGAGCGGCTTTGGTCAAAGAACTTCTAAAGGACCTAGAGTCTTATAGTCCTTGTGAAGATGGTGTCAAAGAAGTTGAAGCTCTAAAAGAAGAGCAGTATAGGTTGTCTAGAGAGTTGTAACATACGGAAACTTGGCCGAGTGGTTTAAGGCGCTAGTCTTGAAAACTAGAGTAGGTGAAAGCCTGCCGGGGGTTCGAATCCCTCAGTTTCCGCCAGATTATATATTCAAATAGGTAAGTGTCAATGAAGCGTATTGGTGTAGCCGGAATGATTAGGAGTGGTGGATTCCACTCTGAGCATCTTCTATTAGGTCGCAGGGGAAAAGATCCCAATCGCGGCCTTTATGTTTTACCAGGTGGCGGCGTTGAAGATGGAGAGACTTTAGAAGAGGCTTTCTGTCGAGAAGTGATGGAAGAAACAGGTCTAAAGATCATAGAAGACCCATACCGTTGGCAGTATTGTCCAGACCTTATTGAGCTACCAGACCGCATAATTCTTGTTACTCATGCATCAGTAGACTTTGATAGCCTTCATGAGTACAACGACAAGCCACGAGATGGCAGCGACCTCTACAACGTGGGATGGTATTCGATATATGATCTACCATGGGATGTATCACCAGTTATCAAGCCCGTTCTACAAAGATATAACTTTATAGTTAGAAACAAGCCAGAATGAATAAGATTGCTACACTAGTAGGTTGCGCCATTGGAGACGCATTAGGGAATCCATTTGAGATGTGGAGCGTCACTGAACCAGTGCTCAAAGCCTGGGATGGACAGTTCAAAGCCGGTGGAACCTTTTGGAAAGGTGAGGCCGGTCAATACACTGATGACACCCTAATGAGCATCGCTTTGGCCACTTCTTTGATTGAGAAGGGTGGGTTTGACCAAGAGCATGTTGCTCAGCAATACTTAGCTTGGATGGAGTCTGGTAACACCCGAGGCATTGGCGGTACAACTCATAAAGCTTTGACGAGACTTAAGCTTGGCGCGTCCTCTCTTGAGAGTGGAGTAACTCACAATGATGGTAAGCCTGCTTCCGGTAACGGAACGGCTATGCGCGCCTCTCCAATTGGCATCTTTTACCGTGGAGACCCTGGTAAACTGATTGAGGTTGCAATGAATGATGCATCCATTACTCACAACTCCTTTGAGCCTAAGATGGGTTCGGTGGCAGTTGCATTGGGTACAGCGTTGATTGCTAATGGTGCAACTGACATGATTGAGGTTGTGAGAGAAGTCTCAGAGGTTATCTCTGACTCCATCGTGAAAGAGAAGTTACTGCTAGCACTAACCCATATAGAAATGGGGACGGACGTATTCGAGGCCCTTGCGCAGATCGGCGTCAATGGCTATGTTCCTGAGACGGTTGGCGCAGCTTTCTATTGTTTAGGTGCCAACGTAAACTATAGAGACACTGTAGTGTTAGCTGTTCAGGCTGGCGGAGATACAGATACTACTGCTGCGATTGCTGGAGCAATGGCCGGAACTTTGTATGGATTAGATGGTATCCCGGCGGAATACAAGGATAAAGTAGAGAATTTCGAGTTATTGCAGTCATTGACTGATGAACTTGTCAATAACGAGATATAAAAGATACGTACGGAGATTTGGCAGAGAGGCCGATCGCGTCAGTTTGCTAAACTGAAGAGGGTGTAAAAGCCCTCCGGGGGTTCGAATCCCCCAGTCTCCGCCACACTGGAAGATAAACCAATCTGGGATTGGCACTGTTTCGAAAACAGATGGCCCCTTCGGGGTGGAGTTCGATTCTTCTATCTTCCGCCACTCGGGTGTTTTAAGCTCTTGTTTTGACCTTGCTAGGCTATTCAATGCGTGGAACGTAGCTAAACAAAACAAGAAATATAGGGTCGAGTATAGGATACAACGGAGCCTCCAAAACTCCGGAAGAGGGTTCGATTCCCTCCGGCCCTGCCAACCATTATAGATTGAACATTACATGAAAAGATGCGCGGCCGTTCTTGAGCGTAATCAAGAAACTGGTAAAGAGGAATGGCGTTTCTATCACAACCCAACCATTGGGGACATTCGCAGGCTTCGGCAAAGGGGCGCTATTGTTATGCGCCAACTCGTTGAGCGTTATGGGAATGAAGTCCATAAACGTTGGGTAACTGATTCTGGAGTAGTAGTGGTTCATAGAACTGACTACTTATCCTATGAGCAATTAAGGAGACTCAACGATGGATATTAATGAAGGTATGGAGTATCTTAGGAATCTATACAAAGACAAAGAGTGGTATCATTCTGTTGGTCTGGATCAATACGGCCGCATCGTGGTATACATTCACTTCTCGACTCACGAGACACTTCGTGACATCCCTGACCGTGTAGCTAACAAGCAAGTGCTTACACATTTCGCCGCTAGTTTATGTCTAGACCCAGATAAGTACGTCAATCGACCTACTTCAAGGCTCTTTCCAGTGGCTACGGGAACCTTACCGCCACCTATTGAAGATCAAATTGTTGATGTGGTAGGATCATTGTCGGGCGGCACAGATACTCAAGAGTTGAGTATTCGTTATCTAGAGAATGAACTAGATAGACTTGAGCGGGCCTGCGGCAGCAATACTCTCCAAGATATCTTCTACGAGATCAAGGATGCGCACAATGCTGTGACTAATCTCTCAGCCCGCTATCCTGAAGTTCGTACAGCCCTTGAGAGGTTGTTTGACCAGTATGGCTTCGATGTCATCTATGAGAACCTAGATGGGTAATTTCTATGAGCAGCGAGAAGAAAGTAATCCGAAAATTATTCCGTGATGCTTGTTACAAGCGTGATGGGTTTCGTTGCGCCATGTGTAATATGAAGTCGTCCAGGGATAACGCTGAGAACGAATTAGACGCCCACCACATTACTGATCGTAATAAAATGCCAAATGGTGGTTATGTTAAAGAGAATGGCATCTCTTTGTGTCCAGATTGCCATCAAAAGGCAGAAGTCTACCACTCGACCGGGACCGCTTTAGAAGGTTTTGCGCCGGACGATCTCTATAAGAAAATCAATTCCAGTTATGAAAAGGCAGTTGAAGCCAGCAATAAATTGAGTTCCTGATATATGCTATAATGGGTGCCATCTTCTAATAAGATCGCATATAGATATTATCCCATAGCCCTTTAGGAGGTACTCGATTCATTGAAATTACTTTAACGCTTTCACTTTACATAAATGGAGTTAAAAATGACTCTTAACGAATTTGAATCTCTCACCGAAATTGAAACCTCAACCTCAGAAGAGAAGGATGAAGAATTCAGCATCCCTCTAGATATCTCTGATATCATCAGCATTTGCAGAGACTTTAATAGTCTCGGTTGGCAAATTCAGCAACAAGTAGAGAATATACTAGAAGTCGGCGTGGAAGAATCCATTAAAAGCGGTAATGTCAAGAAAGAATCGTTGCCTTACGTCAAACACTTCTTACGCAAGATTTGCGACAATGCCTACTTCGGTGACGCGGTAAGCCAGGCGCAAGACTGCATAAGACTCATTCAAGACTACGAAGAGGCGCATCATATCCGATACGTTTCTAACTACAACTAAACACTTAATTATCGGGGGCGTAACAGCCCCCGATTCATTTCCATGGATAACACTTTAGATAAAGAAGAGTATGCCAAGAACATTTATGTCATTCGACATAAGTTAGCTTTGCTGAAGCCGTGTGCTGGTCGTGGTGACCGCTGGGAATATCGGGTTGGTAATTTCAATGTTGTCATGTTCGCATATGACATTGGTGATGTACCACCCCATATGGATTCTATTCTTAGATTTAAAGAAGTTGATGTGATATTGAATGAGTACAGTAAGAATGATACTGTCTCAAGCGTTTCTCTTAGAGATGACCCGCGATTCAAAAGTTACGAGCCAATCCAATACAATGTGATTGAGTCCCCCAACGGAAAGATTAATATAAGCAATGGGGACAAGATGCCCATTCTTCATTTGTGTGAACTTATTCGTTACCTTCATCGCCTATCCAATCTAACAGCATTCATGTAAGAGGTGTATTATGGACAGCACTCATGTATATGTCATCAAGACGCTCATCAATGAGTATGGCGCACAAGAAGCCTTGCGAGGGTTCCGCCAGGCATTAATAGAGTGCGCAGATGAATACTCTGACCTGGGACTCAAGGGTCGAGCCTATGAAGCAGCCGAAGTAGCTGAACTACTTTCAGATGTCGAAGATGTCTCAGGGGCAGGTAGCCCCGCTGAAACCGATGATATAGTTTAGACATGCTGGCCATTTTTCTCACAGCGCTTGTCGCATTCTTCATCTCTAGCCTTTTTGGCTATGTAGTCCATCGATCGCTCCATCAAAAGTGGACTGGTCGCCTCAATCAAAAACATATGACTCACCACCTGATTCTCTATCCTCCGACAGATTACCTTTCGGAGAAGTATAGACAAGCAGGTGCTGATAATACTGTTGTCACTTTTACAATAGCAGCTATACCTTTGGTACTAATCCCCATACTCTTAGGAGTTTTGGGGATTCTACCTTTACCATTGGTCATAACTGCCTTAATTGTAATGGGTCTTATGGGATTCTTTCATGATTACCTTCATGACTCATTCCACATAAAAAATCATTTTCTTAATCGAATTCCGGGAGTTAGGAATATCTTTGCATACTGGAACCGACTGCACTACCTACATCATATAGATATGCAGAAGAACTTCGGCATCTTCCTATTTCATTGGGATCACGTATTCAAAACCTATTGGAAGCAATGATGGAAGAAAAGACATATCCGTGTCGCACCGAAGAGATTAGTGGAACTAGATACCACATCAAATGGTTTCTAAACGGAGAGCTTAGAGCATCAACTTCCTGTGAAGGTAAGGAAGAGACAGATAGATATACGGCGAGCATGTCAACAGCATTGCCACCTGGTTACACCTTCACGGTAACCGAACACCCTTGGACAAATAACGTCTGCATAGAATGTGGAAGAGAGGAGTATTAAACATGTCAACTTGGATTGTACCAGATTTGTGCATCAACTGCGGCGCATGCGAACCCGTATGCCCCAATAAGGCCATTTCTGATGGCTCAGATGTCGGCATGGATGTTTACTTCATCAAGCCAGACTTATGCACTGAATGTGTCGGTGAAGCCGCCCATGAACAATGCCAAGCAGTTTGCCCTGTGGAATGCTGCTTGCCAGACCCAAAACATTTAGAGGACGAAGCTACATTAGCTGCCCGAGCCCTCCAGCTCCATCCTGATGATGAAGAGCTAAAAGTCAAGATTGAATCGGGTAGCTTCCCAAGTTTAAAGAGGAGGTTGCCAATAGCTTAAGGATACGGTTATGAAAAACGTTAGCATTGAAAGATATCGCAACATTGGAATTATGGCTCACATTGACGCTGGTAAGACCACAGTAAGCGAACGAATTCTCTTTTATGCCGGACTCATTCATGTTATGGGTGAAGTCCATGATGGTGACACAGTGATGGATGATGACCCTCGCGAGAAGACTCGTGGCATCACTATCAACTCGGCAGCCACCACTCTGTACTGGAAAGGTTCTGATAACTCTCAACCCGACCATCGCATCAACCTAATTGACACCCCAGGCCATATTGACTTCACTGTTGAAGTGGAAAGGTCCCTCCGCGTTCTTGACGGAGCCGTCTGTGTATTGGACGGATCCCAAGGCGTTGAACCTCAAACCGAACAAGTGTGGCGTCAAGCTGACCGCTACAACGTAGCCCGTATCTGCTTTGTCAACAAGATGGATAAGGCCGGCGCTAATTTCAATATGTCCGTTGACTCTCTTCGTGAGAAGCTAGGAGTCAAGGTTGTTCCTATTCAGCTTCCTTATGGGGAAGAGGAGCAGTTCAATGGCATCATTGACCTTATCAATATGAGAGTCGTTAGGTTTGACGACTCTACTAAGGGCAAGTCATTTTCATTTATGACTATGGATTACCTTCCCGATAGTTTGATGTGTCATATTCATCGGGCTAGGGAACGTATGCTTGAAGCTCTAGCTGATGTCAGCGACTCCATCATGGAGAAGTTCCTAGAAGGGAGACTGAATGATATCTCTGTTGAAGAGATTCATGCGGCCCTCCGTAAGGGAACAGTGTCTCGCACTCTCTATCCAGTTCTTTGTGGCTCTGCTCTAAAGAACAAGGGCGTGCAGATGCTCCTTGATGCTGTCCTAGCCTATCTACCATCTCCGGTTGACCTTCCTCCTGTGTCTGGTATCAATCCAAACAATGATGAACAAGTCAATCGCCGATTGGTTGATGAGGAACCGTTGTCTGCTTTGGTGTTCAAAATCATTAGCGAAGACACTGGTAACCTAACCTTCATCCGAGTTTACTCGGGCGTTCTGCGTTCTGGTAGCTATGTTTACAATGCTACCCGAGACGATGATGAACGTGTCTCTCGCTTAGTGCTCATGCACTCCAGTGATAGACAGAAGATTGATGAGGCCAGAGCGGGTGACATTGTAGCTGCTATTGGCTTGAAGAATAGTTATACTGGCGACACCTTGTGTGAGGGAAAGAATCCTATCATCCTAGAGAAGATGGACTTTCCTGATCCAGTGGTGGAGCTTTCTATTGAGCCGAAGACCTCGGCCGACTATGACAAGCTGGCCATTGCTCTACAGAAGATGCTGCTTGAAGACCCAAGCCTCAAGGCTTACACTGACCCAGAGACTGCTCAGACTATTCTGAAAGGTATGGGTGAGCTTCACCTTGAGATTGTAGTTGACAAGCTGCGTACTGACCGTGGTGTAGGTGTTACGACTGGGCAACCTCGTGTTTCCTATCGTGAGACTATCACCAAGGAAAGCGGCGCTGACTATAAGCATAAGGCACAGAATGGTGGTAAGGGAGTCTACGGACATGCCGTTATCTCCGTCAAGCCAGGCGCTAGAGGATCTGGATTTGTTTTCAAAGACCAAGTGGTCGGAGGAAAGATTCCAAGGGAGTTCATCCCATCCGTCGAGAAAGGCATCAAGAATGCTCTTCAAAACGGAATCTACTCTGGCAATCCAACGGTTGACATTGAGGTTACTCTCTTAGATGGTAGCACTCATGCAGTCGATGGTTGTGCTTTTGGTTTTGAGTTGGCTGGTTCTAAAGCTATCCAAGAAGCTGTCCTAGCTGCGGGTCCAACTGTGTTGGAACCAATCATGGCAGTGGAAGTGGTAGCACCAGGGGATTACATGGGCGATGTTATCGGTGTCTTGTCTGCGAGAGCAGGTCAGATTACTGACACATTGTCTCGTGGTAATGCGAGAGTTATACAGGCCAACGTGCCATTGAGGAATCTCTTCGGAGTAACTACTGACCTTCGTGGTCGTACTCAAGGCAGGGCGGTACCTAGTATGGTCTTCTCTCACTACGATTACTGTTCTCTGAAACCTTCGGAGCTTGATAAGTGAGTGAAGAGAAAATGATGGGAAAACTCACCAGGGTCGCTACCGAAACTGGTGGTCTCTCTGGTGAGTCTTCCTGGTCATTTTTTAAAGGCGATATGTTCATCTGTAAGATGACTCTTACAGAATGCCAAGTAAGTTTCCCTTACCTATCGTTTGACGATATGAACACTAAAGAGTTCGGGCTTCTCATGATGAAGAAGCTCAAGTATATGAAAGCGTTTTGGTAATGATTCTAATTACACAACAGAGAGTGGGTCAGGCTTACGGCGAGATCCTAGCCATGCAGATTGCTGCAAGGGAGAAGGGCTGGGAAGTCCTCACTGCGCCCTCTGGCTGGCGTTTGGATGAGTCTTTGACTCAATCAGGCATCAAGGGCGTGCCCTACGGCTCTCAGACGTTCTGCGAGGTTATAGCGCAGCAGATGGGCTGGACTTTGAAGCAGAACAGTTTTGACTGGCTGTCCAGGCTACATCCCTACTATTTGAAGCGTAAAGTTGAGTTCATGACCTTGGATGAGGCCAAGAAACTCACGGAGACCAAGTTCATCAAGCCGGCTGACGACAAAGTCTTCACGGCTGGTGTGTATGCTCCTGGCACTCTCATTACTCATGAGGTTGTTCCGGGCGACACTCCTACTCTGGTTTCAGAGGTAGTGGAGTGGGATTTGGAATATCGAACCTTCGTTGACAAGAGGGTCCGCACTTGGTCCAATTATGTTTGTTTCGACCACATCGCTGACCATAGATTCTGGAATATGGTTCCGCTTGAGGAGGATCGTTACCCTCACGACTTCGTTGATGATCTGCTTCATGATATGGAGTTTCATGACATGGGCGGACTTGTTACGGTCCCGAGCGTTATAGATGTCGGTAGAATCAAAGGAAAGGGTTGGGCCATCATCGAGACCAACCAAGCTTGGGCTTCCGGTCTTTATGGCTGCGGACCAATGCAAGTCCTGAAAGTATTGGAGCAAAGCTGTGAGTGAAGAAAGAGAAGATCCTTCTGCTGGGTTGTTTACGGTAACTTGTGAGGCTTGCAAGAATGTTTTTCCTGCTGAAGATAGGAAGTGTTCTTGCGGCCTCAGCAAGGGAGAACTTAAACTAGACATAGACAAGATGCTGAATCGCATTTATGAGAAGTGTGCTAGTGGTAAACGAGCTGATGGCTTGGACACTGTGTTTGACGTATTCTGGAACCTTCATGCCAAGTGGGATCTCATGAATGAGATTCTGACCAAGGCTGATGTTACCAAACTGAACGAATCTCTAATGGTTGGCTTCATGGTACAGACTTTCAAGTACATCAAGCAGGTCCCGGCTCATCTTGAGTTCTGTGATAGGGTTGAAGCCCAAATGAGAGTTCTAGGTAAGTCTGATGAAGAGATTGAAGACTTGGTAGGCAACTACCGCGAGACCGGAGACTACTGGGAGAGCATGAAAGCTTATGGCGCTCCTGAATGGTTGTCTGGCCCTAAACCAGAGTAAAAGAGGAAGTTATGGATAAAGAAATGGTGAAGCATCTGTTGGATGCTCCTGATAGTCAATTGGACGCGGCCATGAAACCACTCATCGAAAAGTGGGGAGACCCCGCAACACCTACACAGATTCTGGAAGTGTTGGATCATTGTATCCACGGCTCGTTGGCTAGTGGATTTGTTGTATCTTTACTTCAAGTCATGTATGACATGTCTTGCAAGGTTCACAATACCACCCACGAAGAAGTGGTGAAGACCGCAACTTGGCGCAACACGGTATAAGATAGTATGGGGTTATGAGCAACCTACTAATTTTTCTTTGCATTCTATTGTGGGGAGTAAGCTCGTTCCTCAATAGATTATCTGTCGAGCGTATGCCACCACTGTTGATGCAAGTCATAGTGGGATCAGTTTTCTTTTTCTATATTCCTGTAGCCTTGAAGCTCACTGGAGTAAACAACCCGCTCCATTACAAATGGTCCTGGTATAGCGTAACTCTAACTGTGTTTGCAACACTGTGCTCAATTACTGCTAACATTCTACTGTATACTAGTATAAAGGGTAGCGCCACATCAGGATCATCCACTATGATGGTCTCACTGTACCCAATAGTTACATTCATACTCTCCATATTCATATTGCATGAATCATTTTCAATTATGAAGATAATTGGAGTGGCGGTAATGTTAGCTGGTGCCTACATGATGACGAAGTGATTACTTCTTCTTTTTCTTAGCTGGCTTGCCGCCCATCTTGCGGTATACATCATAGACTACTGCCCAAGGCTCTTCGTAGCCTTTCCAGTATTTCTTGACGGCTTTCTTCGCGCGCTTCCAAACCTTTTCATCAATCAGGTTCACATCTTGGGCCTGATTATTATCTTTTTTAGAGAGTGATTTGATGAAGGCAGCTTCTTCTGGACTGAAATCAGAAGCCTTCTTATCAGCCGGTGCCTTGTCGGCAAGCTGATGTTCAGCAATCTTGATTGTGAATTCTGAGGCTAATTCAGCCACTTTTTCGAAGCTCATACCTTAATGTAAGGATATTAATATGATAGACAAGCCTATAATCGTTGGCTGTGATGAAGTTGGGTATGGCTGCTTGGCTGGCCCGCTAGTTGTGGTCGGGGTGAGAGCGCCCAAGGATTGGAAGATAGACGGCCTAAACGATTCCAAGAAATTGTCCGCCAAGAAGCGTGAGGCGTTGCTCCTCCCACTGATGAAACTCGTTCAGAGCAAAGATATAAGTTACCACCTAGCCGAGCGTAGCAATACCGAGATTGACAAAGTAGGAGTTGCTGTTGCCCTCAAGGATGCTTATGTTGAATGTTTCAAGGCTTTGTATCAAGAAGATTGCCTGATAATTAGCGACGGAATCTTAAAATTTGACGGCCTGGGCGTCGATGATTACGATAAAGTTTCAGTCATCAAAGCCGATACCAAGTACGCCGCTGTAATGGCGGCCAGTATCATTGCTAAGACTTATCGTGATGATAAGATGCACCAATTGCATCACACCTATCCTAACTATGGTTGGGATCATAATGTAGGATATCCAGCCACAGATCATCGAGAGGCTATTGAAAAGTATGGGCCTTGTCCATTGCATCGCATGTCATATGCCCCAATGAGGTATATGAAGATTGCTGACCCAAGGCAACTACCATTGGACTTTAAAAATGGAAAATCTATATAATTCCAACGGATTAGTGTTCTGGTTCGAAGAAGAAATTCGAATCCGTGAAATGCTCAAGCAGCATTTTGTGGCAGCAGTTTCTTCCAATCTGAAAATTCAGAACCGCGGTTTCGAAATTCTTCAAGTAGAAGCTCCTTTGATTACTCCTCGTAGACTAATTAATGCTAATTACACGGCACTTGATGTTTATGAGCTGGATGAAGTGGATCAGTTCGCTGAGAATGCCGAACTAGTGTTGCGACCAGAAACCACTATGGGATCCTACAAGGCCCTAGAGTATTTACTAAACACTCACAATGACCGCAAGATCAAGTTGCCTCTTTGTGTCTGGCAGCATGGAAAGAGTTTTCGTAGGGAACAAGACCAGCCGACTAAGTTCATGAGGCTAAAGGAATTCTATCAGTTAGAGTTTCAGATTGCCTACAGTGCTAGTACGGCCAATGACTACTCTATTAGTTTGGTCCCAGCCGTTCAACAGGCCATCTCAGAAATGATTGGGCCGTGTCGAATCGAACCTAGTGACCGCTTACCGGACTATTCTGAATCAACAACCGATATTATCTGTAATACTAACGATATGGAAGTCTGTTCTATTTCTAAAAGAAAAGACTTCCCCGATGCAAAGATTCTAGAAGTCGCTATTGGAACAGATCGTTGTGTGTATAATTTTCTACAACGAAGGTAAAAATGGAATCCGATTATCAAAAGAAGGTTAGGCATACCTGTGCTCGCATCGCATTTCTAATGGAGCATCAAACGATTGTTCCAGATTTGAAAGAGATGGTTTCAGAAATCAATCCTGAAGGCAATAGCTTTGCCGATTCTGGAGAATATCTGAAGGGCGCACAAGACGCTTTGAACTATCTACTAGGATTCTTAGAGCAAAAGGGATCATGATGAAGACAGATATCGCAACCCTAATCTTTTCTATAAGGAAAGCTTTTAGGGATGATTTCAAAAAGCTTGGGACACTAACCGGCGAAGATCATTCTAATCTTCTTGATATGATAGAGCAGGGATCATTAAAAATGATTCTCGATGCGGGCTATACCGAATCAGAATTCTATGAAGAGCAAGGGAAATGCTTTATGGATTTTTCTTCAAGCAATCCAGATGAATGGATTGTCAAGCTCGACCCAGAGAATGCTCATGTAATTTCAGACAATTAACTATCAATAATGTGTGATATATAGCACACATATCGTGGTGTAGCAAATCGGATATGCAACGGTTTCATACGCCGTCCCAAGTGGGTTCGACTCCCACCACCACGACCAAATTAGTTCGCAGCAACCCCTGCGCCTGGAGTTCTTCCAGAGTATTGCAGAGTCGTAGTTCCCGGATACACTTGAGGAAAGTCCTTAATGTGTCTATCAAGATACTTCTTAATTTGTGCTGGCAATCTAGCATAGTTACCTGCAACTTGTGCTGGTTCAACTGATGGAGCCGATACTTCAACATTCGTGCCACCCATCATTCCTGAAGAAATGGTGACGCTAATACTCAAATCAGCCTGATCTCTCTTTAGTTGGGCAGGGAAATCCATAATACCATTAGCACTGCTTTCGCCATAACCGGCGGCATTTTGAATGATTTCCTGAAGGTTCTGCGATTGAGCGTACTTGTTTTGGAATTTGTTGGCTAGTTTTAGAAGTAGGGCTTGAGACTTTTTCATACAAGATATATGGCTTTAGTGGTATATAAGATACCGAAAATGGTCGATTAACTCAGCGGTAGAGTGATGCCCTTACAAGGCGTAAGTCGGGGGTTCGAATCCCTCATCGACTACCAAATATTGGAGATTAGCTCAATGGTAGAGCGTCGGTTTTACACTCCGAAGACCAGGGTTCGATTCCCTAATTTCCAACCAATACCATGGGCGGTTATCTCAATGGTAGAGTGGTAGCATGACTCGCTATCTACGTGGGTTCGATTCCCTCACTGCCTACCAGGAGAACAATGATAATTAGAGGCGTTGGTAGTCATAGGAATCTAAAAGGCCAAGAAAAGATTCATGACGGCCCGTCGCACGGCAATGTTGCTCATGGCCATGCAAATTCTGGCCAGGTACACGTCCTAACAGTGGATGGCATTGAATACTTTATGTGTCAACCAGATGGTATTCTAGAAGGTAATTCATTTTTCGCCGGCATCAACAATAAGACTATTGATGTAGAAGGTGAATTTGTTGCTGGCATTATAGTTGTTACTTCATGGACCAAAGTCGGCCCATAACATTAATATACACATGCAAAAGTTAAGCATCTTTGATGATGGCAATTTTATTGCCCGGATTTCATTCATGGACGGGATTAGTTTCCTATTTGCCCGCACTTCAAGACAGTGGTCAGATATGAAGAGACTATTAGATTCTGTGGAGAAGTTATATGAGGCTGACTCAACTGTTGATGTGGTTAGTAGTCTAGTCAAGATGCTTCATAGTTTCAACTACAGTACGGAGCTAATTAATGAGTAGTACAGAAAATTTTGATGGACTCTGCGGTATCATTGCCGAGTTTGCATCATCTGGCAACCAAATACGTTGTCATTACGAATTGGGCCATGGTGGCCCCTGCTCATTCAAGAAATATAGTAATCCACATAGAGGATTTGCAGGTTGTTTTTCAAGACCTGATCCTGAACGTGGATTCATTGAGTCTGTCATTTATCACAATGACGACGACAAATAAACAGGAAAATCAGGAATGATTGATGAAAATAAATTCTGGGATTTAGTTCGCCAGTGGGAGTTTGATACAAGAACCAGCTCCTCAGCAAACCAAATCCTTGGCCATCCATCTGTGGCCGGTATAGTTCGGATGGGACAAGAAGTAATTCCACTAGTGTTGAAGGCAATGAAAGAGAACTACCACTTCACTTACATCCTACATCAGCTAACTGGCGAGTGGCCAGTCAAAGAGGAATACAAGGGCAATGGTCCGAGGATCATTGACTGCTGGCGGCAGTGGGCTAAGAAGCACGGCTACCAAGCCTAAAAGCAAAAACGCGAGGTGTTTAGCCTCGCGTTTCGTTTTTGATTCAAGTAAAGTTACTGATTAGAGTAGAGTCCAGGTGGTTCCGTTCCAAGACCAAGTCTGCTGTGAAGCATAGTTGTCTGTGGCGCTGAATCCGCCGAACAATAGGACTTTGCCGCTCTGAGCGTCCCAGCACATCTGGCCATAGGTTAGTCCTGGTGGGGAGGTTGCTGGAGCCTTCTGGAGCCAAGTAGAGCCATCATAAGTCCAGGTCTCTGGTAGACGATAGTATTCATTCATACCACCGAAGAGAACCCAAACGTTGTTTGTTTGGTCATAAGCCATTGTGGCGCCTGCTCTAGCTGAAGGAGAGGTAGCTGGAGCTTGCAAAGTCCAGGTAGTACCATCATACTTCCAAGTATCATTTTTGAATTCACCGCTGCTGATATTGCCGCCGAACATTACTAAGTAAGAAGGTCCGCCTGCCATACAGTGGTTGATTCTAGCTGAAGGAGAAGTTGCTGGGGCCTGGAGAGTCCAAGTCTGAGCATTGCCATCCCACTTCCAAGTCTCATTGATGTACTTAGCGTTTCCACCATAACCACCAAACATTGTAACGTTTAGAGCGGTAAGGGTTGAACGACAAGCTTGAGCATCAGTACGGCCAAATGGCTTAGTAGCTGGAGACTGTCTAGCCCAGAATGTACCATTCCAAAGCCAGGTATCATTTAGATAGCCGACAGTGGAAGAGTCACCTTGACCGCCGAACAACATTACGTTGTAGCCGTCATAGCCATCAGCCATGTTAAGACGACCTGGTAGGGGGCCATTGGCGTCAATTAAAGTAGTTCCGGTGTTGGTCCAGTCAGTACCGTTCCAAGTCCAAGTTTCATTTAAGAAATTAGATTGACCTGGGTAGGCTCCTGTGTCCATCAAAACTACTTCGTTTGGCCCACGTTGGACCATAAAAGAATTTGCGCAACGAAGTGGAGTGTGAGTTGTCATATTATCCTCTTTAAGTGAATCAAAAACTTAAAAGCTTATTTGTATGGCATATAAGTGATAGAATAATTGTAAGGAAAAAGCTATGCATTATCACATTTTTTGGGGATTAAGGACATCCGACGAGCCCTTTATTCTAAATTTTTCGAATAAAAATGAGGCCATTGACAAGTTTATCGCGCTGGTTAAAGATGTAGAAGGTGACAGCGTGAAGGACGGCCCTCCGCCTTGGGATGAGAAGACTTATGACAATGATACTCACGTCTTCCGAATCATTAGCCCTCAGTACAAATACCTGCTAGTCTACTGTAAAAATAAGTGTAATACTGAAAAGGCCGCCTACCCTTTGAATGTAAATTGATTTGGGCATAAGGTGATATAATTATTACCGTAAGCGAATGTAACTCAATGGTAGAGTCTCTGCCTTCCAAGCAGATGGTTGAGGGTTCGAGCCCCTTCGTTCGCTCCAGATGATAGTTCTTAAGTTCCTCAAAGCGGTTGTGTTGTGGGCTGTTCTAGATGTTCTGCATATGCAGGATTTGGTAGACAGACTTAAGAAGCTATAATTAAGCAGACTTAATTCAGTGGTAGAATGATTCGTTGCCAACGAATATGTCACGGGTTCGAGCCCCGTAGTCTGCTCCAAGACGAATGCTGATGTGGATTACATTGGTAAAAGGTCAGGAGCAATCCTGATTCGAGAAGGTTCAAATCCTTCATAAAAATCTCATCGTTTTAGTCGTCTATTCGCGGTTATGGTCCAATGGTAGAATTTCTGTTTGCCGAACAGAGGACGAGGGTTCGATTCCCTCTAACCGCTCCAGGTAAGTACAAAGCAGTTAAAACTGCGGGTGTGGCTCAGTGGCGACGGCATCTGCCTTCCAAGCAGAATATCAACGTGAGTTCGACTCTCACCACCCGCTCCAAATTATGATCAACGCATGTAAGTTCTGCGAAAATCCAATTCCTATTCCACAGCTTGGTGATGACTGGTGGTGTCCCAAGTGCCAGAAGTATTCTATTGTCTGTTTAGATAACAGCATTGTAGAATCAGAGACATTGCGTAACGGCAATTTCTATATTGTATTCTTCCCAGCTTACAAGACAGCCAGCATTGCATCAACTGATGATGCTGATAAGAAAATTCTCAAATCTTTTGAGATGGATGAATTGACTCATGAGCAAGCGCTCTATTGGGCCAATAAACTGAAAACATATGTTATTTTTCAGTAGAATCCATAGAAAAGTTATATGACGTAGAGCGGAAAAGATACGCAGGCATTTTGTAAAAATGCGTGCCGTCTTGACTTACAATCTCTACGATTTACATTTTTGGACAGAAGGATAGTATAATGAGCAACACGGAACTAATCAGGGAGCTAAGAGCATTAACATCAGCCGGCATGAAAGATTGCAAGGATGCCCTCGAAGAGGCAAGCTGGGATTTGCAAAAGGCCGTTGATATCGTCAAGGTAAAGGGCCTCAACATTGCTGACGGCCGTACTGGACGTGTAGCTGCTGATGGACGTGTAGCTGTCGATCACTTCAGTGCCGGTGCTGCCCTAGTTGAAGTCAATTGCCAAACTGATTTTGTTGCTGGCAACCCTGATTTTGTGCAGTTTGCACAAGATGTTGCTACTGATGTTATTATTGCCCATGTCGCTCGGGAGCCATTCACGGCTGACCGGGTTGAGGCTGCGCGTCAAGCAATCGTCTCTACTATCAAAGAAAACATTGTAGTTCGTAGATGGTGGCTCGAAGAGGCCATTGATCCAACTGTAAGGGTGTTCAGTTATGTTCACTCTAATGGTAAGATTGGAGTTCTTCTAACTTTGAAGGCACCCACTGTGGACGCCAAGCGCGACTCAGCATTCGTTGAGTTGGGTAGTGACCTTGCCATGCAGATTGCTGCTATGAGTCCTTTGGCTGTTGATTCCGATCGTCTTCCAGTTGAAGAGAAGGATCGTCAGAAGGCTATCTTCCAGACTCAGCTCAAGGAAGAGAATAAACCGGAGAAGATGTGGGACAAGATCCTTGAGGGCAAGTTCCGCAAGTGGAACACAGAAGTTTGTTTGCTAGAGCAGGAGTCAGTGGTTCTTCCTAAGACGGCTGTGAAGCAAGTGATTAAGAATGTCGGAACCAAGTTGGGCGGAGAGATTCAAGTTGTGAATTTCGTTCGTTGCCAGGTTGGTGAGGGCATTGAAAAGAAACAAGACAACCTCGCAGAGGAAGTCGCTAAGATGATGTAAGGTGCAAGATGACCAGTGATGTAACCCAATTGATCGATAAACTAACGAATGCAGTGTCCTTTAAGTATAAGGAGGATGCAACTTCTCCCAACCTAACCATTTCCAGGCTTCGTAACGGCCATTACTACTGTTCAGTAGTTCGTTACGCCAAGAGTGGCGGCACCCAGAAGAAGGTTGTTGTCTGCAAGTCAGAGACTGCAAATCTGGAAGATTCTGTCAAAAATGTTGTCAATGCTTTCCTCAAGATTGCTCAACCTCAACCAGATCCGCTCCAAGAGTTGGATAAGCTCGCTAACGGATAAGGGAGGAATATGGACCGCAAGACCTTACTAAAAGAGATGAGAGAATCAATTGGAACGAGAGAACCAATTGTTTTCTTTGAGAAGATGGTTGATGTCCTCACCCTTCTTTTTGATCAAAATGATAAGTTAGAAAAAGATTTGACGGCAGCTCGCAAAGAAGTAGCCTTGGCCATTCAATGGGAACCAAAGGTGGCTCGTGCGATGATTACCAAGCAAATCGATCTTCTTCGAGAGAGTAAAGACACTTACGTAGAAGAAATCTCTAAACTGAAGAGAGCCTTCATAGAAGACAAGGTAACTCAAAACTATAACGAATTCTGCGCTTTCTGGGAAGAAACGCTAGGATTCCACCCATTTTTGGATTACAAGTGAGCGCTAAAGATATTTTCCAAAGGCTTATCGAAAGAGCAAGCTGCTGGTCATTACTAAGCTCTATGCGTAATAAACCTGGCTGGGGAAACGGTAAACCAGGAGAGCTTATCGAAAAGCTTCCTCCTGAAGAACGTGAAGAGCTAAAGAACCTTTCTTCTGAAGATGTAGAAAACCACGCTGACCGTCATGTCCTAACATACATGATTGGTCAGTATCCCGAATCGACTGTAACAGTACACAAACTCTTTCCAAATAAGAAAGACGGAGATGAAACCTGATAACCCGATTATCCTAGCTCTTGATTTTTCTGAATTGCAAGAGGCTAGGACAGTGCTGGAGCGAGTACGCCCCCACATTGGAATGATTAAGATTGGCCTAGAGCTATTCACGAGCCACGGGCGAGAAGCTCTGGAACTGTCAAGCGACTACACAATCCCAATCTTTTTGGATCTCAAGCTATATGATGTGCCAACCACAGTAGCCAAAACTACTTCTAGTGTTTGCTCGTTGCTAGCGCAGCATCCTGGTCCCCATTTCCTAAGCATTCATTGTTTAGGCGGGCGGGATATGTGTAAAGCTGCCCTTGAAGCTTCAATGGGCTCTAACGTAACGATTGCCGGAGTCACGGTTCTTACCTCGCTTACTGAGAGAGATTTCTCTCGGCTAGGATATTCGGACCGGCGACCAGGCCCTCGTACTATAGATTCTGCTGATATTGGTATTGATTGCATGAATACGCAAGCTCAATATGATGCTCAGAATAAACGAATCTACAATGGTTTGACCCACTTCATTTGTGCTCCGAATCAGGTCCCACTGATGAAGTCTCATTTCGAAGATGCTATTCTTATTACGCCAGGCATTCGTGCCGAAGGTGATGAGACCAATGATCATGCTAGAACTAAACCAGCAGGCTTTGCCCTCAAGAGCGGAGCAAGTTGGATTGTGGTTGGCAGGCCAATTACCAAGGCAACAGACCCGCGAGATGCGGCGTTCTATTTCGAACAACAGGCAAAGAAATATGGATGAAGATTTAGAGAATATGAATATCGATCAGGTTCGTGAAGAGGCTAAGAGGCTTCGTGAAGCGATCCGCTATCATCGTAATCAAAAAGGTGATGATCGTTGTTGGGTGGATGATATTCGATTGTATGAAGCGTTGCCGGAAGGCCCCGTCAATTATGATCCAACATTGCCTCCCGAAGATGTTTTCCTCGAAAATTGCAAGCGATTTTGCAAAAGTAGGCAAACGCCAGTCGGTCAGCCCTTCAAAAAAGATTGGTAAAAAGGGCGCTGCATAGCGCGGTATATGTTAGGTGAGTCATTCAGGGCTCGTCTAACGGCAGGATAGAGGACTCCGACTCCTCTGATATTGGTTCGAATCCAATGCCCTGAACCAACAAGGCTATCATGAAGTTTGATTTACAGCTTCATTCTAATGAAGACCTAGAGTATTTCAAAGTGCTGTTTCTCCGTAATATCGGAGATGAGCAAACTCTTTATCATTTTCATGCTGATAACATGCAGGTACGCGTTCAGGTCTCCGGATTGAGTGGCTACCAATTAGTTAGTGTCGGATTCTTTGATTGTATCAAAGAAGGGGCAACGACCTCAATAAATCAGTTCTGCCCACTTGCTGACAGCAGGTATAAGAACTATGATGTAATCCAAGATTTTTGGTATTACGACTCTAGTAAAGCTTGGGGCTCATTTTCCCACGCTCCAGAAGAAGTAGAATGGGCCCTAGAAAAGGTTGCCGATATACTTCGTATCGTTTACAAAGTCAACAATTTGAAAGCATTTCTGTAATGAAGTCAATGGGAAAGTTAGTGTACAATCCAAGAACGCACTTAGCTTCTTCGGATCGCTGGCTAGTTTTGATGTGTGATGATGAAATCTCACGCTACTATCGTCACCTGTATACTAAGGAATACCCTTACCTAAATGGTGACAAGACTGGTAAACTAACTCGTCCTGTATGGGGAACGCACATCTCGATCGTTCGAGGTGAGTTCATCCCAAACTTCAAGCTTTGGCGAGCCGATGAGAATAAGTTGGTTGAATTCAACTATGAGTCGGGCGTTATAGACAACGGTGAATACTACTGGCTAAAGGTTACTTGCCCATATCTTCTGGATCTGCGAGAGAAGTATGGCCTGACTCGTGAACCGCGTTTCGGCCTGCACCTAACCATTGGAAGAACAACAGAATGAAAAAGATAGTATTCGATCAATCATTTGTCGCTGTCGCTTTGATTGTTGGTATTGTTGTATGGTTAATCCTTAAGAGATAAATGAATCAAAAAGAATTTCAAGAGTACTGCCGGAAAACGGCAATCCCGCCCATCATATGGATTCCATTGGTGCTGTTTGCGGTTATTGTGATAGGAGCGTGTATCAGTGCTAGAATATAATGAATTTTACCTCTATCTTGTTCGTCATGGCCAAACGCCAACCAATTTAGATGGAAACACTGTCGGTCAGACGGGCGATTCGCCCCTGACTGAAAAAGGTCGTGAGCAAGCGCATCTCTTAGGAGAAAGGCTAGCTTACAAAGAGCCGGTAACCTTTGATAAGGTTTTCTCATCTGACTACACTAGAGCGCATGATACTGCCAAGATTGCTACTGGTAACAACCAGAACATCATTCTGGCCCCAGAGCTTAGAGAGTATAGTGCAGGTGATTGGACAGGCAATAATCGTAACGAGACATACAATGTCCCCGCATTGCTGCGCATGGCGGCTATGACTAGTGCTTTCTTACCGCCTAACGGTGAGTCGTTACATATGGTAGAGCGCCGAGCCTCTAAGTGGCTTGAAGACAACGTCTTGTACAATAAGTTAGTTCAGGAGGAAGCTGATAGGCGACACGTCAAAAAGTTACCACCACAGAACATCTTTGTATTCTCTCATGGGATGACTATCAAATGTCTCCTTCACTACGTTATGGGGTTTGATCAGAGTTTTACCTGGAAGGTTACACTGGAGAATACTTCAATCTCAAAACTCTACTTTGACTACAAAGGCTGGCGCTTACTTTCTATCAACGACCATGCGCACTTACTATAAGAGGTCATCATGGGAGCCCAGGAACGAAAACGACAAAAACGTATCAAAGAATACGTTGTCAACCGCGATGGTATGCTTTGCTGCTATTGCGATAAGGTACTAACCACCGAAACTGTTACTATGGAGCATATCGTTCCAGACAGCAAGCGTGGCACTTTCAATACGACCAATCTCACTGTATCATGCTCTGACTGCAACAACAGACGAGGCAACAAGCCCTTCTTTGATTACTGCAAGCAGTTTAGTTGGTCCGAAGATAAGATGAACAAATACAAGAGGTTGTACTTTAACAATCTACGAATCAAAGTCCTCAACATTGCCAAAGAAGAGTGCATGAAAGAGGATACAGTAATGCCGGCGGCCATCATAAAGCATGCTTGTCAAATTCTCAAAATTAAGGGGATGGACTTTTCAGAATATGAAAAGACATACCAATTTGAAATTAGATTCGATGAAACATGCGACCGCAAAAAGATTAAGTATTGCTTTGAACAATTGATAAGAATTATTGAAGCTGATAGCGCTTGATATATTTGGTATCAAGGAGAGCATTATGAGCTTACAACCACTGAGAGATTTTATTGTCGTGACCGTTCCAAAGCAAGCCGAAGAAAAAGTAGGTCTACTTTACAAGCCTGCCACTGTAGAGCAGAAGATTGTTACTGGCACGATTGTTGCAGCAGGTTCGGGTTACTTGACAGATGGCGGAACGATTGTACCTTTGGAGGTCAAGGCTGGCGATACTATCTTGTTTAGCAAGTCAATGTCCGTTGAAGTTTCCCATAATGGTGAGACTATGTTTCTTCTACGTGAAGAGCATGTCCTCAGCGTTATTAGATAACATCAACACTAAAAACTATAGCAATGAGCCGCTCTTATGGGCGGCTTTTGTATTACATGGATATCAAACATAAAACTTATCAGCCCGCACTAAATTGTCCGCGCTGCAAGATTAGATTTTTACAATCACAATATTTCATGAGCAAAGAACATAATTACGTAGATTGCGATCGTTGCGGCCACTGGCAAGATGATCGAAGGCGCAAAGAAGTGTGTGAGCAGTGTAACAACACCCGCACGACTATTGACCCCAAAGAGATTTTATGTAATCGCTGTGGTGGTTATCAACGCCCTATTGGTTCTCATAATGAGCAGTATGCTCATGGTTTAGAAGACGCCATCATAACTGGTGGATATGATTCATACCATCTGTTTGATATGACTTCTTACAAGTTTTCTATCTGTGAGAAGTGCCTTCGTGAAATGTTCAATCAGTTTGCCATCAAACCGATTGTCATAGATCGACTTGGAAGTGTTGAAGGTCCAGCGGACCCTTGGGCCGAAGATCAAGAACAGTATGAATACCGTGTCTGGAAAGATACTGGCGGCCATCATCAAGCCTATCTGAATCGCAAATGCAATTTCGTAAAAGATTGCCTCAATAGAGCAGAGTATACCCAGCTCATTAGTAACGACTTCACAGAAGGTTGTTGCTGCGAAGAGCACAAAGAGTTATGGGGCTACGGCAATAGTAAGCTAACCAAATTCATCCCCAATGTATTGAAACCATTCCTATGAAATCCTACCCCTCCATTACCAAAGAAGTCAGGCAAGACATTTACATCTATGCTTTCGATAAGCTAGATGGGTCTAATATCCGTGCTGAGTGGAATAGCAAGAAGGGTTTCTATAAGTTTGGCACTCGTACTCAGTTGACAGATGAGAAGACTATGCCGTTCGGCCGAGCTATCCCGTTGATTAGAGAAAAATACGAGGAGGACTTGACGGCAGTTTTTAAAGAACAAGGTTACAAGGACGCATTGTGCTTCTTCGAGTTCTGGGGGCCAAGTTCTTTCGCCGGCAACCACAATTTTGAAGAAAAAATGGATGTGACGTTGATTGATGTCAATCCATACAAAGAGGGTATATTAGTCCCTACCGAGTTCATCAAGTTATTCGGCCACCTCGACCTACCTAAAATCTGTTATGAGGGGCATGTAACAACAGAGCTGTTTGATAAGGTAAAGCAATCAACACTTGAAGGAATGACTTTCGAAGGTATAGTCTGTAAAGGCGCAAACGATAAAGCAACAAGAATGCCGATTATGTTTAAAATCAAATCGAAGGCATGGTTAGAAAAGTTGCGAGAGTATTGCAAAGGCGATGAGAAGCTATTTGAAAGGCTACAATGAAAAAGAATGATATGGATATGTGGAAAGACTCAGAGTTTGTCAAATTGTTTGAGCAAGTCGAGCTGAGTGCTACCACGATTGGCGCTCCCGCCCTATTCAAGGCGATGTTCAATAAGACTTCAGGTCACGTTTCAGAGTATTCCCATGAAGGAATGCTGAAGCAAATCGAAGATGATGCCGAAGATGCCACCAAGATTGAGTCAGTGAACGATAAGCTTCATAAGCGTATGCTTGAGAAGGGCGGTCGCCTGATCTATCGCAACATCAGGGCGTCTGGTGATAGCACCATCTATTTGTGGAAGGACGGCATTGTTGACCTCCAGATTACTGGAGATTATGTTAGCGTGCAGACTCTGTCACTATCTCAGGCTTTCGTTGAGGAAGTGCGCGAGTACTTCAAGCCACAATGGTTGCCAGCCGAGAAGAAGGGGCACATCTATGCTATCGTTCGCCAGGGTATGCACCTTAGCTTGAGCAGCATTGGTAATGCCGGCATTCCTTTGGTAGCTGATAACTACACCCAGAAGATTCAGGATGATTACAGGTTCGTCATCAATGATTTGAATTCTGAGAGCCCATCTGGTCGCATCGTTATCATGCGTGGTCCTGCTGGAACTGGTAAGACACACTTGATTCGCGCCATGTTGTTGCAGGTCCCAGACGCAATGTTCGTCTTGATCTCCCCCGAGGTTGTTACCAACTTGGCCGGCCCCGAGCTGTTGCCTTTGCTAATGAACTATCGTGGTGGTTCTACTGGACCAATCATTTTGGTTCTAGAAGATGCCGATCGTTGCTTGGTTACCAGAGCAGGCGAGAACATGAGCCTAATTCAATCTCTTTTGAATTTGGGTGACGGTATTTTGGGTTCGTTGCTAGATGTTCGCATCGTGGCAACAACCAATGCGGATGAGTTGAATCTGGATAAGGCCATCACTCGTCCAGGCCGCTTGTCCAAGATGTTGGATGTCAATTCTTTGGATCCATTGACGGCACAACAGATTTTCAGGCGCCTATTGCCTGATGCAAAGTTCCCAGTAGAGATCAATGGAAGCACTAATCCAAAGGATTTCAAAGTTACTCTGGCCGAGGTCTATTCATTGGCTCGCCAGAATGGTTGGAAGGCATCGCCTCGCAAAGTAGAGGATACTACTGAGGAAGATGAGATGGAAGATTGGGATGAATAATTATGCATAAAGGGGCAATCTAATACATAGGATTGTTCAGGAGTGTTATGCAATCAGGTCAACTAATCGTAACAGGAAAAGATGAAGCTACAATTCCATTAAGTGGAATTCCTTGCGAAGTCAAAGTTCATTTCAAACATGAGCTTGAGGTAACTCCTTGCAATCCGCATCACAGAGACTGTCTAGAATATGAAGTCCATGTAAACCATCACCATAACCATCATAACAAGTTTAAGTTGGTTATCAAGTGGGAAGTATCTGGCGTACGTGAAATCACTTGGAAAGTCTCTTACTAAGGATAACGTATGCAAACTGGAATTCTAACTGTAACTGGAGAAGGAAAGACCGAGCTACCACTACGTGGTTGGCCTCGTGAAGTGATCGTGTTTTTCAAACCAGACCACGATCCAGTCCCTTGCGACCCACATCACCACCACCATCACAACGATCATTTGTCTCATCATGTCGAACATGAGGACGAAGATCGCAGAGAGCATCAAAGACCAGGCCACCACCACCACGATCGTAAGTTCTTCTTAGAGATCAAGTGGAAGGTGTCGAGTGTTCGTGAAATTGAATGGATTGTTTTTTACTAAGGTGTTGTAATGAAAGTTCTTGTATATGGATGGTATCATCAGCTTAATATTGGTGATGAGCTATTCGTGAACGCTTTTAGGAAGTTGTTTCCTGATTTTGAGTTCTCTTTTCGCGAGAACATTTCTGTCAAACATTTAGAAGGTATAGATGCCGTCTTCTTCGGAGGCGGCTCTTTTCTTTTGGGCAAGCCTCAAATCTCAGAAGACGCCTTACAGATTATCAAAGCCAAACCAATTTTCTATCTTGGTGTAGGTATTGAGTCAGACATACATCCTATTCATCAGGAATTGATTGGGCGAGCAAAACTGATTGCCACACGATCTTTGGACCAAGTGGATAGAATTAGGGCCCTGAATCCCAGCGTCATGTGGATACCTGACCTAGTATACTGTTTGCAGGATGACATCGTTCTGTCACCCAAAATTAACCGCTCGGTGTTAGTTCTCCCTAACATTTCAGTGGTTCCACATCATCTCGATGCAAATTGGATGCATGCCTCCTGGGCCCATTTCAAGTCTGAGTTCTCTCAGTTCCTAGATGGCTTGGTCATAGAAGGCTATAAATTAGACTTTATGTCCATGTGTCGTGGGGCTAAGGTCAATGATGATTGGCCGGCTGGAGAGATCATCGGACATATGACCCGTCGTGATAAGTATCTTCTGAAGGACCAGCCCGTAGGTATTGAGCAGGTCACACGCCTCATGTCCCAGTATAGTTTAGTCATTACCCAGAGGTTCCATGGCATCGTTCTATCCGAAATGGTTAAGGTGCCCTATATCGCCCTCCACCATCACGATAAATTGAAATTCACCTATCCACGTAATGGGGCCTTCATATCCTATTATAATTGTTCAAAACAACTTCTTAATGACACATTTGATCATACCATTAGAATGAATTTTGGTGATGAGCTGCCAATAGAATCCAATATCTTTAGGACTCTTGTTGAAGAGGTACGAGGTCTTCTATGATGGCTGGTATAAATGGCACGTTTTATTGGAGTGAAGCACAACAGAATCTGTGTAGTGTCAGACAACATATTCAATAATTCTGGGTTGGATGTTATTGAGATCCCGCCTGAGCTGGCGCACGTCTCTCCAGCCGACCTGCTAACCTCCTGCGTTGTGAGGAATGGGCAGATTAAATGTAAATGTTCTAGAAAGTCCGCTAAGCAATTAAGAGTAGCATTAGTGGGTAATTGGAAAATGAGATGTGGAATAGCCACATACTCAGAAAACTTATGGCCAGAAGTTGCTAAGCACGTTGGAGATTTCAAGCTCTTCATTGAGCAAAATGATATTGCGACCGGAGACGTTCATCAATTTGGTGACGTGACCCTCTCAGACGCTCAGGTTAGCGTTTGTTGGAAGCGAGGCGAATCGTTACAAAAGTTAGTTCAAGAATTGAAGGATTATGACCCGGATATTATCTGGATTCAACACGAGTTTGGTTTGTGGCCCAATGCTAGTTACTGGTTATCAATGATGAGTCAGTTGTCTGACTATCGTGTTATCGTAACCATGCATTCTATTTTTCATCACAGGGATAAGACAATCGTAGAAGCAGCTATGCCTGAGATTATCTCTCACTTAGAGGGTGGTCGTAAACTTCTCAAGGAAGAGAAGGGTCTTAGCTCTAAAGTATATGTGATCCCTCACGGCTGCTACAAGTTCGATAACCAGCGCCTTTGGAACTTCTACAAGTCAGAAAAAACTTTCATGCAGTTTGGCTTCGGCTTCCGCTACAAGGGCTGGGAGAATTCTATAAGAGCTACTGCCATTCTAAAAGAAAAGTATCCTGACGTTTTCTTTACTGGGCTTTTCTCGGAGTCACCATACGCTAAGCTGGAACACCAAATATATTACAACGAACTAATGAATCTGATTGGTGAGCTTGGAGTTCAAGAGAATGTTGCTATCCTACGTGGCTATCAATCAGACGAAGTCCTAGATAGTTTCTTGCGTACTAACCAAGCAACCATCTTCCCATATGTCTCACATCCGGCCCATGAAGTATTTGGAGCATCAGGTGCAGCTCGTATGGCTATGTCAAAAGGATTGCCAGTAGTTACCTCTTCTGTCAACCACTTCTCTGATTTGCCAACTATGAAAGCTGATACTCCAGAAGATATTGCTACGGCCCTAGAAACTATTTTCACGGTCCCAGGTGCTAAAGAAAAGCAACTACAGGACCAAATGAGCTATCTAGATGAAAACACTTGGGAAAACATCGGCCTACGCTACATTCAAGTATTCGAGGAATGAAATTACTGATAAAAAACGATATGACCTATGAAATTAATGATATATAGGGTGATTGACAGCATTTTACACAAGGAGCATGAATGTCAAACACTAATTACACCCTCGAAATCATTAGCCACCATCCAAAGTTCAACAACAAATCGTTGCGCAAATACTATGTAGATGGAATCGAAACGGTCGGCGCTTGGGGTGATGAGCCTTTTGAGATCCGTTTCAAGAACAACACCTGGCAAAAAGTTCAGGTAAAGATTACATTAGACGGAACTGATATCTTGAGTGGTAAACCAGGAGATACTCAGGTGTCCAAAGATATGTGGGTCGTCAACGGTTACGGTACACTATCTCTCAAGGCTTGGCCAGAAACTAACAATGGCGGAGCCGCTTTCGTTTTTACGGGCGCTGCTAATAGCGTTGCAGTTCATACTCATGGAGACCTCTCTAGCCGTGGTATCATTGCTGCCGCCGTCTTTACTGAAGGCCATGTAGAACCAATTAGAATCCCACCAGTACATCACCATCACCACTATAAGTCACGGGAGAGGCGTAGCATCTCTCCATTGCCGTACTACGGAGGCACTTCAATTGGTGGAGGAACGTTTGGTTCTGGCGGAGTCATTTACTCTGGCGACTCTTTCACTCTTGGTGGAACGCTTGGTGATACTACTGTCAGCTACAACAATGTTGCCCCTGGTGCTGCTTCTGCCTCTAATTATATGAATGAAGTTAGCGATAGTGATAGTCGAGGTGAAGTTGCTACTTTTGACAGTTTGGTATCAGTAGGTGCTGGAGAACATGTTGATCAAAAGATCGTAGAAGTGGCCGGGTTAATCAAACCAACCTTTACTGAGACTGTTAGGGTCAAGTATCTATGGTGGGATGATCTAACTGCCAAGCTACGTACTGAAACTCATGCTAAGCCACAACCTTCTGGCTTTCCAGGTGACGATGATAGAAAGAACATTGACCTCAAATGCACTCCAAGAGTTGGAGAGAAGCAAGGAACATTTCGTCGAGTAGAACAACCACAAGTGTTTGATCGATTCTAATCGACTCGGAGGTAGATAATTCTTTCTACCTCATTTTATAGGCGCGTCTTGACAACGCATCCGTAGAAATTATGTTGTGAGCGAACGGGAGAACTGCTCATGATTATCAGTCTAATTTTCGCAATTGCCAACTTCTATTTCGCTTATAAAGCTCTTAGAGAAAAGCGCTGGGGCTGGTGCGCGTTTTCTGTTCTTTTGGGCGGGTTTTGTGCCTATCAAGTTGTTGCTACAATCTTGTAGGCATAACGATATATACGTTTATGAACCCAGTGAGGGTTCTTGAAAATTGACACACGGAGAGTGTAATTATGGAAGAATATCAGTATTGCGTTTGCATTGGTCGTTTCGAGCCATTTCACCTTGCACATCATGAGCTTATCAAAGACGCTCTGAGTCATGCAAAGACTGCGCTAGTTGTTATTGGTAGTGCTCATAAAGCCCGTACCATTCAGAATCCTTGGACCGCTGATGAGCGAGAGGCAATGATTGTCGCCGCTCTTACAGAAGAGGAAAGGGCACGAGTCAAGTTCTATCATGTTCGTGACTACTTCTACACCAACAACCGTTGGTTGTCTGAAGTTCAGCGAATTATTACTGAAGCCACTGATGGAATTGAAGATGACCAGATTTGCCATATCGGTGAGAAAGAGAACGATGAATGGTTCCCTCAGTGGGACTTCTTCGAGATGCGCAATCTAGATCGAATGCCACATGCAACTCGCATTCGCACCTTGTATTTCACTCACGATATTGCCTATAAGAACCATCTGGACTCCCCAGTTGTTGAAATCTTAGAGAACTTCAAAACAACTCCGGCCTTCAAAATCTTGAAAGATGAGTATGATCATATCAGAAGTTATCGTACTGCCTGGGATGGTGCGCCTTTTGCTCCAACTTTCGTTACAGTTGACTGTGTGGTTATTCGCAGCGGTCATGTACTGACAGTTCGTCGAAAGGGCAGTCCTGGTCGAGGTTTGATTGCTCTTCCTGGTGGATTCTTGAACCAGAAGGAAACTATTCTTGAGGGAGCCCTTCGAGAATTGAAGGAAGAGACTGGCATCAAGGTTTCCAAAGAGGAATTGGAAAAGTCTATCACCGAACAGAAAGTGTTCGACTATCCCGATCGTTCCCTGCGTGGCCGAACGATTACACATGCGTTTCTTATCGATCTTGCTAACGGCCCACTTCCTGTTGTGAAAGGTATGGATGATGCCGATAAGGCATGGTGGATGTCTCTAAGCGACTTGGCAACGAGAGAAGCTGAGTTCTTTGAAGATCATTTCCACATCATTTCACACTTCGTCAACAAGTTCTAAGGAGGTCTTATGGAAAATTATGTTTGTTCAGTTTGTGGAGCAGCCGCCTACTATGACGGCCGCTGTGGAGATGGCCCAATCCTAATGTGTGGTTGTAACAAAGGGCAATGGATTAATGATGGCCGTGGCGGCTATTATGACAATCCAAGGAATGCGCAACCAGTTCCAGAACCACCTTTTGTGGATTATGGTTCCAGAGATCGTCGTGACTGGTAAAATTCCCAGAGAGGGAATTCCAAAACAAATACGGAGAGTATATCATGAATACAACATACACCGAGGAAAACTTCCTCATTGACACCGATAGTTATAAAGTAAGCCATTACCTACAGTACCCGCCCGGCACAACTTCGATGTTTAGCTACATCGAATCCCGTGGTGGAGACTACAAGAAGACAGTGTTCTTCGGTTTGCAGTATTACCTCAAGAAGTACCTCAGTCACCGTGTGACGGTTGAGGAAGTTGAGGAAGCCAAAGAGTTCTTCGAGGCTCATGGTGAACCCTTCAACTACGAAGGTTGGATGTATATCGCCAAGGATCTTGGTGGTAAGTTGCCGGTTCGTATTCGAGCTGTGCCCGAGGGTAGCGTAGTTCCTACTCACAATATCTTAGTCAGTATCGAATCTACTGATCCCAAAGTCTTTTGGGTGGTCTCCTGGGTCGAAACAATGCTACTTAGGGTCTGGTATCCTATCAACGTAGCAACCAGGAGTCACAAAATTAGACAGATCATCTTAGAAGCCTTGCAAGTCTCGGCAGATGATCCAGAAGCAGAAATCAATTTCAAGCTGCACGATTTCGGTAGTCGAGGCGTTTCGTCTCAGGAATCGGCAATGATTGGTGGCGCTGCTCACTTGGTCAACTTCATGGGTTCTGATACTGTCGTTGGTGTGCGATGCGCCAACAAATTCTACAACACCAAGATGGCGGGTTTCAGTATCCCGGCCATGGAGCATAGCTCTGTTACCTCTTGGGGTAAGGACCATGAAGCAGATGCCTATCGCAACATGCTTCAGAAAACTGCTAAACCAGGCGGCCTAGTTGCCTGCGTAAGCGACTCCTACAATCTGTGGAACGCTTGCTCTAACCTATGGGGCAAAGAACTGAAGGATGAAGTTATCAAGTCGGGAGCCACTGTGGTTATTCGTCCTGACTCTGGAGATCCTTCCAGTGTGGTACTCCGTACCGTTCAGTTGCTTGAAGAAAAGTTTGGGTCCACTGTCAACAGCAAGGGATTCAAAGTTCTCAACAACGTGCGCGTTATCCAGGGAGACGGCATCAATGAAGACTCCATCCAGGAGATTCTGAACAATTTGTTGGACCATGCTTACAGCGCCAGCAACATTGCTTTTGGTATGGGTGGTGCTCTATTGCAGCAGCACAATCGTGACACCTTGAAATTCGCTATGAAGTGCAGCCACATCTACCGTACGGTACATGGTGAGCAGGTTTCAGTGGATGTTTTCAAGGACCCGATTACTGACCATGGTAAAGTCAGCAAAGCTGGTCGTTTGGACCTCATTCGTGATATGTCAGGCAACTGGTCTACTGTTACTTTAGGTGACCGAGATCATCACCTCTTGACGGTAATGGAGACGGTATATGAGAATGGTGAGGTTCTGGTGAACGAGACGTTTGATCGTATTCGCGCCCGGGCCATGGGAGAAAATGTATGAAGGTCGTATCATCACCCGACATTACTGGATGGAAACAGACATGCAAGTGTTTTGTTTGCTCCTCTGAACTAGAAGTGGGAGCTGATGATCTTCGTCACAGAATAGAGAAGAAATGGTATAGTGGCCGTGATTTTGATGACGGATACTATAGCGATTACGATTATTGGTATGTTGATTGCCCAATGTGCAAAAAACAAGTCGCTGTAAGAGAAGGCGACATACCTTATCTTCTCAAAGAGAAAGTCCGAGAAAGATCAAAAGTCAAATCCAAATGATCTATGCTGTAAGTTTCAAGCATACCATCCCTGAAGATGCCTTGTCCATGGACGTGACCTCTAGGTCTAATACTTGGGGAAGGCACCTCAGTCCTTTCAATCTGGGGCCGGTAGACCTCTATGATGGATACGTAGCGAAAAACATTGAGAACGCATTTCAATTCTCAAGAGTTTATCCAGAGTATTCTACAGTAGATGGTTTGCCGTCCTCTCATTATTGGGAGTGGGCGAAGACTGGTTGGGCCGAATCTAAACCCATCAAGTATCCAATGGGTGTCTGGAACAAACATTTGTATCATTGGTGGGATGGCAAGAAGATTAACGGGATAGAAGCTCAAAACCAAATCTTCTTACCGCTTTATAAGAAGGCCGTTATCAAGATACCGGCGTTTGAGAAGCTAAAGTATTTTTACGAAAACTCAAAACAAGACATTTACTTGATCGATTTTGAGGGGTATAATCATCGTTATCTGGAGAAAACCTGGGATCAGGTTGTCAACGATCCTGACCGTCCTGTAGGGCAGGCGTTTGCTCTCTGCATGATATTAGAGGGTTATCTATGAAAAAGACTAAGACCTGGCATGAACAACTAGATGAGATTGTAATTGACAACATCTTTGGGCACAACGTAGAGTGGGATGTTAAAGATGTACGAAAGTATATTCTTGGATTAGAAGAACTCGGTGCCGCCAATATCAAGATTATGGATTTGGACAGCATGCGATTTGAATTGCCGGCCGAACAAAATCAAGCCGAACTCCTAATGTTCATTCTGACAGGTGGAGGCCGCAATGGCCGAATGCCATCTTCTGTTGATCATAACAAAAAGAAGAGTACTCTAACTCTGAATTTTGATTGGTAATCCAATGATGACCATTGACGAAGAAGTTGAGCGTTTGATTGCTTTCTTATCGCATCCAGCAGGATTCGATGTAGATTTGGGTGGGACTCTTTGTATTCGCCCTATAGATGAATGTTCTCCGCCTGAGCACTGGGAAGTTGATTGGATAGAAAATCCTTATGCTGAAGTTTCCCCAGCATTCGCTTATGAATACCATAAAGCATTCCCTTCTTTACAAGAAGCGGCCCAATTCTTTGTAGAAAAAAGACGATATTTGTGTTGTGGATTAGATTTTGAAGCTGAACAAATGAAAGAAGAAACGCATGAGTAGCGTATTACTTGGTACTGCGATTGGTGACGCCTTGGGTGTTCCGTTTGAAACTAAGCTGGCCAACTATGAGCTGCTTGTTGGTTGGGACGGTGAAACATTCTTAGGTAGCGAACATCATCGGCTCAAGCCTGGGCAATATTCTGATGACACTCAGATGAGTCTGATGGTAGCTGAATCTCTGATTGAGAATCATGGATTCAACCCAGATGACTTGGCAGAGCGCTATGTTGAATGGATTACCTCTGGACGAGCTAGGGGGTATGGTAAAACTACTATGTTGGCCATTCAGAATCTTCTCAAGGGTAAACACTGGAGCGAATCTGGTATTGCTGGTTCATATGGAAATGGTACCGCTATGCGTGCCGCACCATTTGGAGTTTACTTCCGCAATGATTTAAAGTCGCTTGTTAGTATCTGTAAGATGGATAGTGGAATTACTCATGCTTCTGATGAGGCTGAGGCCGGTTCGATTGCTATTGGTTTAGCGGCAGCTTATGCAGTCAATAGAGAGAAGGAAGGTTTGCTGGAAGAATTGTGGAAGATTTTGCCGGACAGCAAAGTTAAAAGTATCGTTTACAGCCTTGACTCTTTGATCGATTCTCCTTACATTACGCCGGAGCAGGCACTTCGTGTGATTGGAACTAAAGCCGATGTTCGACAAACTGTTCCAGCCGCCCTATATTGCTTCCTCAAATTCCAAACTTATGGAGAAGCAGTAGAGGCCGCCATTAGAGCTGGTGGCGATACTGATACTACTGCTGCTATTGTAGGCGCATTGTTTGCTGCTAGAGATGGCACGACAGATATTCAGGAATCTTGGATTAGTGGCGTAGAAGAATCCAGCAGACTTATTGAGCTAGATAGCCAGCTTTACAACAGATCAAACGACTCATTTCTCAAACGAGGTTAATCGTGGAAAAAAGAAGTTCTGAACCCAAAGAAACAACATTGCAAATCAAGTTCGCTAATGAGGCAGCCGCTGCCCATTTTGCGTTATGGTTGTGCGAATCCGGCGAACAGCAATACTGGGACTGGATGGAATACCGCGAGGACGATGAAGAGGGTGATATTACTGCCACCAGTTTCCATTACCATGGCGAAGAAGATGAAACCAAAGAGCGGACTGATCCAGAGCGCTACGGCGAATTCATGTGTGATAATATCATCAGGACAACTACTGGTCGTTTGGACAGATAATGCCAAAGAAGGTAAGCAAATTCCCACCTAAGAAGCCCGACAATTCTCATCTCCGCATAGCTGCGCCTAAAAGGAATTGGTCGAAGTTTCAGAAAGACATTTTCCGAGACATCAATAGTGGTGTCGGGCATACTGTTGTTATCGCTAGGGCTGGATCTGGAAAGACCTCTACCATTGTAGAAGGTTTCAAGTATCTACCTAAAGGTAAGAAGACTTTGATGGTGGCCTTCAACAAGGCTATTGCTGAAGAACTAAAGCAACGCGCCCCATCCTACGTGGATGTCATGACCCTTCACTCTTTGGGTTTCCGCGCTATCAAGCTGGCTTTTGGAGCTGATGTTATCCTAGAGAATGACAAGTGCAGCGAACTAATCAAGACACTCATTGGTGACGACTACGATATGTGGGAAGTCAATCAGAGTATTGCTAAGTGCGTTTCTCTGTGCAAAGGATTTCTAGTAGATACTCCAACTAGAATTGGCGACTTGATTGATAAGTTTGGTATTGAGATATTTGACTATTCTCGTGAGAAGTTTATCGAATTAGTCATCAAAACTTTAGGACTGTGCAAAGCTAAGAAAAACGTCATTGATTTTGACGACATGATTTGGTTCCCGTTTGTTTATCGATTGAACGTTGGAAAGTTTGATGTTGTCTTTGTTGACGAGGCTCAGGATTTGAATGCGGCTCAGATGGCAATGGTTCTTTCCGCCAATAAAATGGATGGCAGGATTATTGCTGTAGGTGACCCGGCCCAGAGCATTTATCAGTTCCGAGGAGCTGATAGTGAGGCCATGCCCAATTTTGTCACCAAACTGAATGCTAAGACCCTGCCACTGTCGGTGACCTACCGTTGCCCGAAGAAGGTGGTAGCACTAGCTCAGGAAGTTGTACCTGACATTGAGGCGGCCGATGGCGCCCCTGATGGGCTGGTAGAGGAGGTGCCAGCAGAACAAATTCTTAAATTGGTACAGGCGGGCGACTTCGTTCTTTCTAGGACCAATGCCCCACTTATCAAACACTGTATGGCCCTGCTACGAGCCGGCATCCCTGCCAATATCCAAGGAAGAGATGTTGGGTCCAATCTACAATACTTTATCAAAAAGTCCAAAGCAAAAACCATAGTTCAATTCATAGCATATGTAAATGCCTGGAGAGAACAAGAGGTTAAAAGACTTTTAGGTGAAAAGAAAGACCCAATTGCAACAGTAGATAAAGCGGAATGCTTACTGAACCTCTGTGAAGGAACCCTTACAATTAAGGGCCTGAAAGAGACAATAGAAAAGCTTTTCAATGATACTGATGATCATGCTAAAGTTATATTTTCAACGACTCATAAAGCCAAAGGTCTGGAACGCAATCGTGTCTTTATTCTCACCAGCACCTACCGATACGGACCGGGAGTAGAGGGCGAAGAGGCTAATTTGTGGTATGTAGCGGTAACTCGTAGCAAAAATGAATTGTATCTGGTAAAGAAATACTTGAAGCAATAATCTAGCATTTAGCTGAGATGACTCGCTATAAAATGGTTGCCAGGGATTTCAATTCTAATCCCACACAATATCGTACTTGGGTAGTGGATGGTACGCCTGATTTTGACGGATATTACTATACCGGCTACAAATCAGGCCCTAGCCAGTTTACTGAAGTAGTAGCCTATGCTATTAACGACGGGTATGCTGTAGTAGATTTCAATCTACCAAATCCCACTTCTTGGACGGTAATAACCGACCAATTAGGTTGGGATTTTCCTGTTCGTAAGGTTTTGCCATTCCCTCCAGACGACTCAGCTATGTGTATCCTCGATGGGTACATCTATTTGTTTGGTGGAAAAATCACCAATAAGATTTTCCGTGCCCGAGTTGAAAATCCAGCCGACTGGATTGATACCGGAGCTACCCTACCAAACAATCTGTATGGTTCCTCCTTAGCCGTTATTGATGGCTACATTTACCTTTTTGGTGGCAACACAGGCGCCTTCTTGGGTCTTGATGCGCTAGATAACATCTACTCCGCTCCAGTCAATGATCCTCTTACTTGGACCGACCATGGGTCGCTATTGCCACGTAAGTTACATTACTCGGCACTAGGTATGGATGGCTATCAGCTATATCTATTTGGCGGTAAAGGAATCAATAGAGCTTTAGATACCATTTTTACAGCCTCTACTACTGATCCTCTTACCTGGACTGACACCGGAGCCACACTACCATACGACGTATATGGCGCTATCCTGGCGGAAGTCAATAACAACTGGATGTTGTTCGGTGGGTTACTAGATCCAGACTCTCCAACTAACACTATTATTTCGGCTCCTGTCAGCACCCCATTAGTCTGGGGACTAACTGGCCTGTTACCGGGGTCTACCGCTTTTGGTCAGTTCGTTAATGTTGGTGGAGATGGTTACATCTTCGGACCAGTAGTAGGAACAGGAACCACTTTCACCCCTATATTGCAGTGTAACCTAAGCGATCCTAATGCTTGGGTGTATACTCAAAAAACAATTCCTGGAGTCATATCTCATTCTTCGTTGGCCGTCATTTACGATAGACTTTGGTTATTTGGTGGAAGCGGATTGACAGCAATATTTACCTGCAATCAGATTTTGAAATATGTGCCAAGCGCTCCTAAAGCAGCTAATTATGGAAACATAACTCGCACTACTGTTCAATCTACAGACAATTTGCACAGCCCATATCAGGCACTATGTATACCATGGTGGTGCACTGATTTTCCATTCTTCAATCGCCCGTAATTTAGCAAATAGCGCGGGGGTTGACTTCACGCTGACAATGATTAGGATTTGTATTATGAAAGACCACAACTCCCCCGAAGCCGTTGCTGAACGCGCTGCGCAAGAAGACCCTATTGTCATGTACTTAATTGTTCATGAGACATTGGGCATGAGTACGGGTAAAACTGCCGCTCAATGTGCGCATGCTTCTCAAATGCTCACGCTGGACTACTTTGAAACGAAAGATAAGTCGCGTGCTTTGCAAAAGAAAATCATGGAGACCACAGACGAAGATGAGGTTCATGTTATGAAGGCTCTCTATGCTGAACAGAATAGAAAGCTTTCCGTTTTTGGTGAGTGGTTACAAGGCTCCTTCCGCAAGGTAGTCCTTCGTGCTGACGACAAAGAATGGGCCAAAATTCAAAATGATTATGGCAACCATATGATAATGGTTGTCGACGCTGGTTTGACGGAGATTGCGGCTGGTAGTGAAACGGTTATCGGTCTTTGGCCAATGCGCAAGAGTCAGCGCCCCAAGACAATTCAACGACTTCAAGTACTAAAGTGAAGCATGCAAAAACTCGTGGTCAAACAAACCCAGAGTCGTGGTTTAGGGGTCTTTGCCACTGAACGCATCGAGAAGGGTGACCTTATCGAATGCTGTAGGGTTATTGTTGTGCCTCGTGGGCAGGTCTCAGTTGAACTGACAACTTCTGTCATGAGACATTACGTTATTGAGTGGGGTACCAAGATAGCTATTCCTACTGGATATGGTTGCTACTATAATCATTCTTACCAGCCCAATGCTATCCATTACAAACATCTGGATTTGAATGAAATACACTTTCATGCTTTGGTAGATATTTTGCCGTTTGATGAGATTACATTCAATTATGGTGGGTTCCCCACTTACAATGGACCGATATGGTTCGAAGTGAAGAGTTCATGAAAAAGCCGTTCGTTATCAAAGAAGTCCGGCCCCGGATTTTCTTATTTGAATTCAGTAATCATTACGATATGTGTATGCACTTCTTGCGTTATCAAGAATTCTACGAATCGGCTTCCCCACAATTCAGGGGGAAGAGTTTTGAGATTCTAGATTTCATGAAGTGGTACACTTTTAAATACGGTAACGGATCTTTTACCTATCCCAATGACTGGAATGGCTTCAATATTCCTGGCGACATCATTCAGGAAGTTTGGAAACTCGGAATCAATGATAGAAACGCCTATGATTACGAAATGCAAATGGCCTGGAAAGAATGTCAGACCAAAGCTAATGGCGAAAAGTTCTACATTATTGGCGTAGTAAGGGGCAATAAAGCATTGAACCATGAGATTGCTCACGGTCTGTTTTATCTAAACCCTACATACAAAAAAGAATCCAAGCAATTAGTAAAGGCATTGCCGGATGATATGAGAAAAATCATCAATGAAGCTTTGAAGAAGCTCGGATATACTCCAAAAGTCTATGTAGATGAGACTCAGGCTTACATGGCGACTGGTCTGACGGAGGCTTTTGGGAAAGTAGACCAGTGGAAAGATGAGCGTGCTCCTTTTGAGGCATGCTTCAAAAAATTTGCAAGGAAAGTAAAATGAGTAGCGATAGTCTTGGCGATAGAATGAAGTCTTATGAAGATGTTTTCAGACTTCATCTGCCTATTAGAATGCCCGTCATTATGCGTATTGATGGCAAGGCATTCCACTCCTATGTAAAAGGAGAAGGAATTGACGGTAAAAAAGTCGAAAAGCCAGTTGATAAAGGTTTGGTTGAGTGTATGAACGATACCGCCATTGCACTTTGTAAAGAAGTGCAGGGCTGCCGTTTAGCTTATGTTCAGTCAGATGAAATTTCTCTGCTGTTGACGAACTACGATACCGTAGATACCCAATCTTGGTTCGATAATAACTTGCAAAAGATGGTTAGCATCTCGGCTGCTGTGGCTTCGGTCACATTTACCCACAACTCTTACAAGATTTGGGGCGTAGATTATTCTAACGAAGACCCGTTCTATCTAACTAAGGAAGCTTATTTTGATAGTAGGATTTTTGTTCTTCCCAAGGAAGATGTAACCAACTATTTCTTGTGGCGCCAGCAGGATGCTACAAGAAACTCTGTGCAGATGTTGGCTCGCTCTCTGTATTCTCACAAGGAATTGGATAGCAAGAACAACTCAGAGCTTCAGGAAATGTGTTTCCAAAAGGGAATCAACTGGAATGACTGCCCGACTTCTCAGAAGCGTGGGCGTTGTATAGTCAAAAAGACTACTCAACACACCGCACTCAACCCCAAGACAAAAGAATATATCAAATCTGAGCGTAGTGCCTGGGTAGTTGACGATGAAATCCCTATTTTCTCTGTAGATAGGAACTACATTGACCAGCATCTCTAAAAGAGAGATCAGGAAAGAGCGTAAAGCAAAGCGCTATAAACAAAAGAAGATAAACGTAAAGCTTAAAAAGAGGCTGTTTGGTCATTTGTTTATGGCGCCTTGCTGTTACTGCAAGCACGTCTTCCTGGTTGACACACTAACTATTGAGCACGTTACCCCACTCTGTCTTGGTGGAACCAATGATCCCAGTAACATTGCATTGGCTTGCGAGCCGTGCAATAACGATCGTGGCAGAGATGCTTGGTTTCAGAGACGATTAATCAATAAGAAATACTATGAACAATATCACTCGCAGCATCGAAACGAAAATCGGGAAAGCACTGTATAGGAAAACTGAGCACCCCCTGTGTATTGTTAAAGAGAAAGTATTTGCGTATTTCGATGACTTGGCTCGAATTGAAATAGAAAATCCCTATGTTCCTATTGAATACAACTTCGATAGGCTACGTGTTCCTACTGATCATCCATCCAGACGCCCCACTGATACCTATTACAAGAATGAAAAGGAGTGCCTTCGCACTCATATGACGTGCTATCTGTATCCATTGGGCAAGTCAGAGACGGGAAATAGTAAGCTCAAGTACATTACTTGTGGTGATGTCTATAGGAAAGACACTATCGATGCTACCCATTACCCAGTATTCCATCAAATGGATGCTTTCTGTATGGTTCCAGATGACGTAGATGTCAAGAAAGACCTGCGAGACCGCCTTGCCGGCCTTGTTAAACACCTATTTGGCCCCAATGTTGACCATCAATTCTTAGAAGACGCCGAGTATGAGGAGGTTTACTTCCCATTCACGGTAGATTCTTTGGAAGTTAGCGTGTCTTTGCCAGATGAAAATGGCAAAATTAGGCAGCTAGAGATTCTAGGAGCGGGTACTGTTCATCCTGACATCATGAGTGACCTTGGTTTGCCTGGTAAAAAGGCATGGGCATTCGGTGTTGGACTGGAAAGATTGGCTATGGTCATGTTCGGCATTCCAGATATTAGACTATTCTGGAGTACAGACAAGAGATTCATCAACCAATTCACACCGGGCCAGGTAACTCAGTTCAAATCGTACTCGAAATACGAGTCCTGTTACAAGGATATCTCATTTTATACAAGCCCCAAGTTCTCGTACAATGATTTGTGTTCAATCGCTAGGGACGAAGACGAGACCAACACGATTGAATCTATTACATTGATTGATGAATTCCAAAACAAAGGACGCACATCGCAGTGTTATAGAATTACATACCGTTCCATGGACGGTACCTTACGCAATTCTGATGTGAATAAGATTCAAAAATCCATTCGCGATAGAATCATCAAAGAACTAGAGGTTGAGGTTAGATGAAAACTATCTATATCATTTTTGGAGAAATGGGCTGCGGTAAAACTTACTGGGGCTCTCGATTTGCCGAGAGCCGGGGCTTCAAGTTTTTCGATGGTGACAGTGTAGTTACCCCCAGAATGATAGAGAAGGTCGAGAAATTCCGGCCAATTACTCGCGATATTATCGAGGAGTATCTTGATGTTTTAGCGGACGCCATTGCTGATGAAGCTGAAGGCGTTGACAACTTAGTTGTATCACAAGCTCTCTATAATGACGCTGATAGAGAATCAATTAAAGTATTCTTAGAGGCATTAGGCTACGAAGTTAAAATGTGGTGGCTTCAAAATAGGCTATGGAGAAACTTTGAGAACCTGCTTACCCGTAAAGACGGTTGGAAGTGGGTTCTTTATTGGCTCTTCAATAAGCCTTGGTTCCAGAAGCCAACCCATGAACATCAGATAGCCTACAATATATACGAAGAGTGATATCATGGAGAACAAGGAATCCTTCCAGGCCAGAATTCAACCCTACTTTAGTCCATCGGATCAGTTGGACGTTAAGCTGGCATATTGCCTTGCCAAGTTTGGGCACCGAGCCCAGACCAGGAAAGAGCTGACAGAAGGAAAGCCAACTCGTTACTTCGAGCACGTTCGAAGAGTGGCCCTTATTCTAATGGATGAGATGAAAATTATTGACCGTGATATGATCATTACGGCTTTACTTCATGACTCGGTTGAAGATACAGTTGATCTGACACCTGAACTTCTAGAACATAGTTTTGGTTCAGATGTAATAACTATGATAAAGGTACTTAGCAAAGTTCCAAAAGAAGGATACATTGAAAGATTGAATAACTGCCACAACTGGAAAGTGTTAGCCATCAAGGCTTGCGATAGATTAGATAATCTTCGCTCCTTGATGATACCAGGAACCAGTTTGGAATTTCAAAAGAAACAAATCAAAGAAACAAAAGAAAAGTATTTCCCTATATTCGACAGACTGGTTAGTACTCTATGCCCTCAGGAACACGTTGAAAACGTAACTAAGGTTAGAGATGAAATCAGAAGATTAATTGAGCGATATAGTACCATTATCGAACTTCAGGAAGGAAAAACTGCATGACATGCATTGTAGGCTTAGTTCACGACGGTGACGTATACATTGGTGGAGATAGTGCTGGCGTAGCTGGACTATCTATTTCTATTAGGGCAGATGAGAAAGTTTTCGGTAATGGTCCTTTTATTATGGGTTTTACAACCTCTTTTCGTATGGGACAATTGTTGAGATATAAGCTGGCGCCTCCAGCACAGACTGTTCACCAAGATGATATGGAATACATGGTCACTAGTTTCATTGATGCTGTCCGTCAGTGTTTTGCTGGAAACGGATTTGGTGACAAGGATGCCTCCGTTGGTGGTAACTTCCTAGTTGGCTATAAAGGCAAACTGTACAATATTGAATCTGACTATCAAGTAGGTGTGCCAAGGCTAGCTTATGATGCAGTTGGATGTGGAACTGATCTTGCTCTTGGGGCTATGTTTGCCACTGAGGGTTTGAGTCCAGAACAAAGAATCAATGCGGCTTTATCTGCCGCCTCTAATTTCAGTGGTGGCGTTGCTCCTCCATTCACCATTCTTAGGTTAGAAGGTGATGAAAAGAAGAACAAACCAAAGCCTAAGCCAAAGAAGAGGGTCAGAAGGCGAGCAAAGTAAGAAATTGACGCGCCCTTGACATGCCACGCTCCAGCCTTACGTTGTGGATAGGCCGACGGGAGTGGTGTGTCCTGGGCGTGCCCTTTTAACTGGACCGCACTTACCCAACCTAAATAGGTAGTATAATGAATGTGAATCGTACCAAAGAGCTGGAAACCAAGATTTTCCAAGCCCGCAATGACTATTACAACGGTACTTCAACCGTTTCCGACAAAGCGTATGATGCCTGGGTCGATGAATTGCGTCTGTTGGACCCAACCAACAAAGCCGTTACTGCTATTGGTGCTCCCGTTGTTCCATCTGAATGGACCAAAGCTAAGCATCAGATCCCGATGGGGTCTTTAGATAAGGTCAACATCCCTACCGAGCTGACCAAGTGGGCCAACGATATGGCCGGCAAAGAGCACCTGTTCGTAACTGAGAAGCTGGACGGCTTGTCCATTGAGGTTATTTACGAGTATGGTAGTTTGGTTCAGGCCATTACCCGTGGTGATGGTGAGATTGGTGAGGACATTACGGTCAACGTTGCTAAGATGGGCGGCGTTCATTCGCACCTCAAGCACAAGTTCACTGGTTCTCTGCGTGGTGAAATCATCATGACCAAGAGTAACCACAAGCAATACTTTGCTGACAAGGCTAATCCTCGCAATGCTGCCTCTGGTACCTCCAAACGTTTGGATGGTGTCGGGGTTGATAAGCTTAACATCATCTATTACCAAGTGCTGGGTGATGTAGATTTCAAAACGGAAGAGGCTCAGTTCCAATGGTTGCTCAAGCAGGATTTGGATACGCCTAACTTCTGGGTTTTCAAAACGGCTGCTGAAGTTAATGACCATTGGCGCACGTATCAGGATACTGACCGTGAAAAGCTGGACTACGACATTGACGGGTTGGTTATTCGACTCAACAATATGGATAAGCAGCTTGCCCTGGGCGATAAGGACCTCCGACCCAAGGGAGCCATTGCCTTCAAGTTCGACAATGAGGCTCGTGAGTCGGTTCTCCGAGACATCATTTGGCAGGTGGGTAACTCGGGCCGCCTGACCCCTGTGGCAACGGTTGACCCTGTAACCCTAGTTGGGGCCACTGTGACCCGCGCAAGCCTCTATAACCTCGCCTACATCGAGGAATTGGGCTTGGACATTGGAGCTACGGTCCTGGTGGCTCGTGCCAATGACGTTATTCCTCGTATCGAAGAGGTAATCAAGGGTACCAAGAGCGTTGCCAAGCCTCCTAAGAAGTGTCCTGAGTGTGATGGTGCGGTCCGAATGGATGGTGAGAACCTCGTTTGTACCAACACCGAGCACTGTCGAGCCCAGATCATTGGTCGAATCAAGAACTGGATCAAGGAATTGAACCTCCTGGAGTGGGGCGATACCCTAGTTGAGAAGCTTGTTGACGCTAAGAAGGTTAAGAACATTGCCGATCTCTACCTTCTCAAGGTGGATGACATCGCGAATCTGGATCGTCTTGGTGACAAAACGGCTAAGAAGGTCTTGGAAATCCTCTGGGCTAACAAAGAAGTGAACCTGGAAGTGTTCTTGGGGGCTCTTAGCATCCCAATGATTGGTCAAAGTACCATCAAGGCCATCATGAATGCTGGTTGCGATGACCTTACCAAGTTCGGACAGCTAGGGGCGGCTCAGTTTGAGCAGGTTCCTGGTGTTGGTCCGACCAAAGCCAAGTTCCTTGCTGATGGTTTGAAGCACAACCAGACGCTTATCACTACCTTGCTTGACAACGGAGTTGAGATTAAGGGAAAGATCATTGGCACTATGACTGGCAAATCGGTCTGCTTCACTGGTTCTATGAAGAACAAGCGTCCAGTTTTGGAGAAGATGGCCGCTGAGCAAGGCGCAGATGTCAAAAATTCTGTTGGCAAAGGCTTGACCTACTTGGTTATTGCTGATCCATCCAGCACTTCGTCCAAAGCACAAGCTGCTCGTAAGCTAGGAACGAAACTTATCTCAGAAGAAGACTTCCTCGACTTGGTGAAGTAATGTTTTTGTACAATAAATTCCCTATTTATACAAAGTTTATGTTCTTTCATCCCGATGGAGATGTAGGAAAATCTTTCAACTTCTCTACTGACTTGAATAAGGTTGGTTTGGAGTGGGATGTAGCAATTCGAAATGGGACAGGAGTAGATGTAGTATCTGAGCCTGTCACAATTAACCATGCCAAATATGGCGCGATTACTTTGATTAAGATCAAAGCTGATGTCGCCAATGACTATCATACTGTAATTAAGGAATTCTGGGTACCAACTAGTTGCATTATTGAGACATAAATGCATGAGAGACAAATACCTGTGGTTTACCGATACCCATTTAGATAAAGTGGGTCCGATTAGGTTGTTCAAATTCATTCGACACCTTCTCAAAGAGAAGCCAAAAGGTATATTCCTGACTGGCGACATCTCTAATGGTTGGCTAACTATGTGGCATTTGCGAGTAATTGCCACTTTTGTCAAGTGTCCAATCTACTTTGTGCTCGGAAATCACGATTATCACTTCTCTTCTATTGAGAAAACGCACCAAAAGCTTCGTGAGCTATGTAAAGAGTTCCCGAATCTCATCTGGATGACAGAGGCCGGTGTAGTTCACTTAGACGAAGAGGTGTGCCTTATCGGCACAGAAGGTTGGTATGATGCTGATAATGGTAAACCAGAGTATCTTCAGTTCACTCTTGATTGGTTTTTGACGGAAGATTTCCGAAAACTACCTAACATGCAGGCGAGAATTGAGCTTTGGCGTTCGATGGCAGACCAAAGCGCTAACGATATCGTTGATAAATTGGAGAAAGCCATCGAACAGGGATACAAAACCATCTATGTGCTGACACATTTCCCTCCTTGGAAGGAAGCAACTCGTGATGTCGGCACATTTTTGGAACAGTTTTGGCTTCCATATAACGTCAATTTGCGTATGGGCAGAGCAATCAAGCATGCCATGCATGACCATAAGAAGAAACATGTCACAGTGTTAGCTGGTCATACCCACACGGACTGCTGGATTCACGTGGCTCGTAACGTAGATTGCAAAGTTAGTAAGGCAAAATACTATGGCGAACTACGTAACGAAGAACATATTTTCATTTAACGCTATCTGTTTGATATTGTTGTGCAGCGCTATTGCAATAGCATCACCACCGGGCTATTGTGTCCTGCCACAAAAAGATGTGACGACTGAAATAGGCAAGATTGCTCGCAGTATGCTTGACAATCCTATGGGAAGTTGTACTCCATTCAGTATTAGCGGAACAAACTACCAAGGTTGTGTTGAATATCACTGGGATAAAGTGAGAGGCAAGCACACAGGTGTAACCGTTTACAGAGAGTGTAAGTAATGGATGACGATCTGTTTGATGATGGAATCAATGGAGAAGGCTGGGAAAGTCAGTCCGAAGTTTGGGCAGATGATTACTACGAAGACGAAAATTACCGTGAGTCTTATGATATCCATATCGCAAATGGATTAGAGATTCAAGGCTGGCCCACCTATGGTAATTGTACGATCGTTACTGATATGTTCCATATCTATTATTGGTTGGGCTCTAATTCATTAGAAATCTATGATAAAAGAATTCCTGATGAAAAGTTTGCCAACTGTCATAAGTGTGTTCTAACGATCAAAAACCAAGACCTGTATTTCTTTGGAGACAAAACTATTCAGCGTGAAGATGGTAAATGGGAAATAGCTTGGTATACTGGTGAGCAAGTAGATCAAAAAGTTCAACGTTATCTTAATTTGAAAGCGTTTGTATGATGTTAAAGATAGTTACTAACCATAATAAACAAGACGTTACCTATTCCTATACTGTCGGGCAGAATTTCCCAGACATTCAGGGTAAGTTGTTGCGAGTAGAGCTTAGCGGCAATGAGTTGGCCAAGCTTATTCAGGAAAAAGAAATTCCTATCTGTGCTATAGATACTTCGTACCTGATCTGGCAAGGAAAAAATGCCGGGCATGTACTAAAAATGCTGCGTGAGATTCTATGCTAGAAACAATCATCATACTATTTGCAATCTATGGTTTGGCTTTCCTAATTAAGGAGAGTGCCGGGCCGTTTGATATCATGGATAAGACCCGTTCGTGGCTTATGAGAAATAAGTACGTCGGGGTCTTCTTCTTCAAATTGTTAGATTGTTACTTCTGTGTAGGTTGCCATTGTGGATGGATTGTTTATCTACTGAGCCACGAATCTTACAAGTGGCAATTTTTTGTATTGTGGACCCTTGCGGGCGGCTCCGTCAGCCTTATATTGAACGGGGTCACAGCGAAGCTAAATTCTTCGCACAGCTAATACTTTTTGTGCATAAGTAGGTGAAATACTTACTTTTGCTGTTGTTTCTATTGACCGGATGCGTCAAATTCGACGGCCCGCTACCTTGGAAACAGCCAGATAACGCAACCATAAAATGCAACAGCGATACTTGCTGTTATCCTTCGTCTCCTGGTATTATGGAGTGCGTTCAAAGTACGCCTTATAATGGAACTGTAATAGTTTTTGTTAGGGTAATCGAAAACTAATTTGTCGAGAAAAAGTTCGCTTTTCATCATTTACTATTGAGTTCGAAAGAACGTCCGATAATTTATCAAACTGACTAAAAATAGTCGTCTGAACTACGATAAGAGGAAAAATGTCGCTACCCGTTATTAAGGATCAGTCTGTTATTGACAAGATCAAAGTTGTGGAATCTGTCAAGCGCTGGACACTGAACAAAACAGACTTGGGTGAAAACAACAACAAATTTTACAATCTTGAGATTGTTCAATCCTCAGACCAGAAGTTTTACCTGTATACGGTATATGGTCGAGTCGGCGCTAATGGTGCCAAGGAATATCGATCTACTTCTTCTCAGTCTGAAGCGGAGAAGGAAGCAGAGAGCATCATCAAGGCCAAAACCAAGAAAGGCTATGTCGAAGTCAAGCTCGCCAAGTCTGATGTTGGTTCTGAGATTGGTAAGACCAAGGTTGATGCAACGGTTACCGTTGAATCTCTCAAGAAAGCCGGTGTGAAGATCACTGAGGAGCCGCAAGCGGTTTCCAAGCTGCATACTGAAGTGCAGGATCTTGTTCGCGTTTGGTTCGGTGCAACCCAAGAGTTCCTTGAGTTGAATCTTGACACCAAGAAGTGTCCGCTCGGTCAACTATCTCTTGATCAGATTGATAAGGCGAAACAGATTCTTGAAGAGGCACGTACCCTTGTGGCTGATAAGAAGAAGAGTGTTGAGGAGCTGAACAAGCTAACCAACGCATACTACTCCAACATCCCCCACGTTCTTCCACGATTCCCGGACATCAACCTCTTGAGGTTCGATGATAACCCGAAGATTGATAAGGCGTTCGACATTCTTGACGTTTTTGCTGATGCAAAGAACGTTCAGGCGGTTATTTCCAAGAAGAGCGCTGTCGATTCTCAGTATGCCACGTTGAATGCGGGTTTGGAATACGTTGATCCCAAGGATCCTACTTTCAAGTGGCTTGAGGCAATGGTTCTTGAGACTCGCGCCAGCAATCACTCTGGTTTGGGTAACCTGAAGATTCATAAGGTCTTCAAGCTCGCTCGTGCCAATGAAGACAAATACTTCATGGAAACGGCGGAAAAGATTGCCAAGGAGTGCGGCAAGTTCGTTCCTTCTCCAGTCTACTCCAATTTGGTCAAGAAGCGCCCGGATCTCTCCAAAGAGATGCAAGAGCTTTACCAAAAGGCCAATATTCTTCCTGGTTGGCACGGCACTCGTCGTGCAAACATGATTGGTATCACCACCAAGGGACTTCTGATTCGTCCTTCTGGCGTCATCCATGCAGGATCTATGTATGGTGACGGTATCTACTGGGCTGTTCATAGCACCAAGTCCATCAACTACTGTGACGTTCGTGGTTCTCACTGGGCTCAGGGTAACAACAAGACTGCGTATCTCTTCTTGGGAGACGTGGCCTTTGGTAACCAGGAGATGGCCGGTGGCTCTCGTATGTATACCAAGAAGAACATCTCACCGAACCACTCTGTGTGGGCAAAGTCTGGTGGTAACTCTGGATTGTACAATGACGAACTGATCACCTATACTGCCTCTGGTCCTGGCCAGCAGCATGCTCTTCGCTACATTATCGAGTTTGAAACCCAGGCAAAGTAATGGAAGTCTTCGAACTTAAAAAAGTTATCCGGCCTAACCGGCATATGCCGACCGCTGTCCAGAAAGCCTTCTTTGAAGGAACGCGGTCATGGGAAATGGCTAACGATAGTTTCGTCGAATGGACAGTCGGCGAATATGAAGATTGCGATGAAGAAGAAGATGCTCTTCTCAAAGAAGTTGACGATTGGGCGCTGAAGAATTTCACAAAAGGCGAATCAATCATTATCCTACATTGGTGGTGAAATGTTTTACGTTGAATATGAAGTCAATGGGTTTGATGGCATTCAAAAGGCCGGCCCCTATTCTCAAAAAGAAGTTCAATATCAACGCGATGATATTGCGGGATACGAAGGTGTCTGCAATGTCCGGGTTGTACCTGCTGAGACAAAAGAGGACGAATGATTGAGATCGTAACGGGAGACCTCTTCGAAGCAACAGAGAAATATCTGTGCCATCAGTGTAATTGTGTAACCAATAAGGCTGCACATTTAGCCGCTGATATGTTCGAGAGGTTTCCTCATTCCGATATCTACGCTCCACGAACCGAACCAGATGTGCCCGGACATATCATCGTTCGTGGTAATGGTACTGATCAACGATACGTGGTAGCGCTGCTTGGACAATACTATCCAGGCCGCTCTAAGTATCCAAAATCAACTTTAGACGGCATCCCGATTCGCGAGAAATACTTTCACCGCAGTCTGCTCCGCCTGGCCAAGGTGGAGGACCTAGAAAGTGTAGCATTCCCCTGGCGCATTGGCTGCGGGGCGGCAGGTGGGGATTGGGAGCATTACCTTGGAACTATCACCAATTTCGCCCAATACGTTGGGGACAAGGGTGTCAAGGTTCGCATTTACCGCCGTGAAGGAGACGAGTGATGTCTGACAAAAAAGATTATCTATACTACGAATTCGAAGAGTTTAAGAAGCAAATGGCTGAGGCCACCGCTCTTCTAAAGAAGATGAACGAAGCTGCTAACTATATGCGCTGGCAGTACGAAATGGATGAAACCATGAAAGAGTTCGAGCGAGAAGTATCTGATGCAAGTGGCTGGCTATCAAGCTGGTGTGGGTGAGGGATAAATGGCAATTAAGTTTTACAAGACCAGAGACCCTTATGGGTTTATGAGCAACTACTATAAGAGTAGGTTTTTTGTTTTCGGACGTTGGTGGACCTGGAGTGAAGCTCCTTACCAAGCGGCTAAGACCAGTGTTGAATCCGAAATTGATGAGATTCATTCGGCAACCAAAGCCAATGACACTAGACTTCTCGGTCAGAAAGTGACCATGCGTTCCGATTGGGATGAAGTCAAGTATGAGGCAATGAAGGTTGTCTTGACGGCCAAGTTCCTACAGCATCATGATCTGCGTAAGCAGCTTATGGATACTGGCACTGAGGAACTTATCGAAGACTCTCCAGTTGACTATTACTGGGGTTGCGGAGCTGATGGTTCTGGCAAAAACATGCTGGGCAAGCTCCTCATGGAACTTCGAGAGGAGTTGAAAGGTGAGTAAGAAACCTTTAGTCATTTGGTTTGAATCAAATGGCGATATGTCAGATCAGTCTGTTGTGAGTCACTTGGCGCCACAATACGGTTACAAGTCTGAAGAGGCTAAAGATTTTGATGACCAGATGGAATACATCGGGATTCAAGAGTTTCGTAAAAGAGCTGGACGAGTTTACTTTAAGTCAACAACTAATGGCCGAAAGTACACCATGTACCTTGATGATTTCCACATGCTCATCAAAGCGGGGAAGTTCAACCACAATCAAGTTGAAGGAACTTTCCACTTCATAAAGAAGAGTTCCGGTCAAGCAGTTCAATTGGTTTTACCAAAGGTTAATCCATGAGTAAAAATAAGGGTATTTTCAAAGTCTATTTCGATCTCCAAGGCAACTTGCTTCATCGAGTGTATGGCTGGCAAATCAATCAGGGTAACTTCAAGGAAGAAGATAACCACGTCTTTTCCGATAAAATGGAGTACGATGATTATGGCGGTTCCCACATTTACTTCAAGTCAGTAGTAACTGGTAGAAAGTATCACATGTTTCTTTCTGATTTTCATGCTATGATGAAGATGAAAAAGATGCAAGACAATATCATCGAAGGCGAATTTACCTTTACCAAAAAGGGGCGGGTGTTAGGCTTCAAGATGATTCTTCCGCCCAAGCCCTAATTTCACGAGGGCCTTGACTCTAATTTTTCAAAATATAGGTTACGTGTGATGCCAGCTTATAGTAAATCGTCCCCCGAGTATCTGTTCCAAAAGAAAACAGGTTTGACTCTCGGCAAGTTATTGAAAAACGGTAACGGCAAAGTCTACAGCCTCAAAGACTATCCTAATCGGGTAGCAAAAATTGATGGCACTCTTGACGCAGATGACCGCCAACATTTGATGAAAATCATCAAGTATTTGAAGAGGAGTAAGAATTCGGTTGTAGTCAAACTCTATCAAACCGGCATTCTTAGGGGCGGGTATCATTACTATGTAATGGATAAGCTTAAGCCTCTCAAAGATAAGTGGAATACTGGAGACCGCCTTACTCTCTTTATCTATGAAGAGGGCGCTCCAGCAACCGCGACAAAACAAGTAAAAGACTTTGTCAAAGGCACTATCAAACTCAATAATCGTTATCACTATGGCGATTTACATGGCGGCAATATGATGTTGGACAAAGATGGCGCCATCAAACTCGTGGATTTAGAATCATTTACCTACTAAGGAGAAACAGCAATGTCTAATTTGGAAGATACAGTTCGTTCAGTTGTGCAGGATTTCATCAGTCGTGATGTGCTCTTCACGGCATTGGATGTCAGCAATTCGGTTAAGAGCGCTTTGCCGAACACCAGGCATCGTGAAGTTAGAGATGTGGTTCGAACCATGTTCTCTTCGGATATCGAGTCTCAGGGCTGGGCACGCACGCCCATTACTGTCACCTTGGGTGATGGTACTACGGCAGAAGCTTTGCTGTATCATCCCTTGACTGACTCATGGGATCTGGACAACAAGTACAACACTCAACAGCGTGCTGCTACTTCGGTCCGTCTGCATCAGTCTCCTCAAATGGCAGCCGTTGGCGCACCCGCTATTGCGGTGCCAGCTTCTTTGCCAATTCCTGTAACTGCAACCCCTATGCCGAAGATTGTTCCTTCTGCTCCGGTTCCTGCCCCCACTGCTCCATTGCCTACGGCTCGTAGCCTTTGGGACCAGATGTTTCAGGTCCAGCCTTCGCTATTCCCTCGTAAGTAATTATGTCTGACAAACCATTATACTACGAAGCTCACGTAACTATTGAGCCAGTATTTGATGATAAGTTAGATAAGTTCATTGCAATTTGTAAAGCACATAAGTTTTATGTGGCCACCTTACTTATGCAAAAACGAGAAGAGGACACCAAAGAGAGATCGAAATATGACTCTTTTTGCACAAGTCACGGCCAAGATCAAAACGAATTGAAGAAGAGAATGTTTTCTCTGCTTGATGATTTGAAAGAATCATTCCAAATTTGGAGATACAAGATTGAAATCATTTCTTTGGATTCGCGCTATAACGACAAAGAATATCCTTTAGACAAATCTAAGTGTCCGGAAAAGGAAAGAAACCCACGTCCTCTTGTTGAAAAAGTATGCGAACATCGTTGGGTAATGGACGGCCATAATGCCGGCGATCCCATCTGTTCAAAATGCTACGCCAGAGAATAATCAAATGCGCAACATCATTCTGTATCGCGGCTCTGAATTTGAAAAAGAAGAGCTAAGCGAAGCCAATCAACTCTTTGAGTGTACCGATCGTAGACCAGACATCCAAGAGGGTGATCTTGTTATCGGTAGGTATTCGCTTTGGCCATTCTACGCAGACCAGGCCAAGGATATCGAATATGTTGGCGCTAAGTTGATTAACAACTATCAGCAGCACCGTTACATTTCTGATCTTCAGAACTATGTAATGGACCTTCGAGAACTGACCCCTCGGACCTGGCGGGACATTACTGACCTTCCAGATAAGGGGTCGTTCATCTTGAAGGGTGAGACTAACTCTCGTAAATCCAACTGGAAGAGAGATATGTTCGCACCCGATAAGAAGTCTGCAATCGAGATTTATGCTCGATTGATGGACGATAGCCTAATTGGACAGCAGAACATTTACATCCGTCGGTATGAGCCAATGGTTACATACATGGAAGGTGTCAATGGCATTCCAATTACTAAAGAGTTTAGATTCTTCGTTGCCTATGGACAGATTCTGAGCGGTGGTTACTATTGGCAGAACTATGTCGATGAGTTGCCGGAAGTGCCGTCTCCAGATGAAGTCCCTCGTGAATTCTTGAATGATGTTATCGAGAGAGTGGGCAATCAATCCAACTTCTACACTATTGATGTGGGTCAATCCATCTCAGGTAAGTGGTTTGTGGTTGAATTGAATGAGGGGCAACAGGCAGGCTTGTCTTGCAATGACCCGTTCACAATGTATAAGAATCTAGACAAGGCTATCAGAAATCAGAAGTAATCATTCTTTCTGTTTGGCCATCGGTCCCGCTGGGTTAGTTTTATCTTCCTGTCCAACTCTAAAGTCCGGAACGGCTGGTACGTTCTGCTCTAAACGAGGTGGAGGCAAGCTAGATTGACCCGGCGGAACAATTAGAGGGTGTTCTGCCATAATCTTTCTAAGACGAAGCGCCATTTTCTTTAGATCGTCAATGCTAGTAATTTCAGGGTGCTTTAATACTGAGGTTGGCTTGAAATCAACATTGGTAACTTGAATGTGATTTTTGGCTAAAAAGTTTAGATTTTCCAAAATACTGCTACTTGGCTTGTCCAAAACGTAGTGAACCAATTTTTCAGCCGCTATATACGGCTTGTTCTTTTTGATCTCTTTAGAGATGTCAATGAGGTTCTGATAGACTTTTGCGAACATTTTGAACATCTTACTATCGAAACCTCTCTCTTTTAGGGTAAAGAGGTCCCCTCCCATCCCGCCGATAAGAGCACGTAATTCCCAAGTAAAACGTTCATAAAAGTCAGATAGTCTATTGCGCTGATCCTGGTACTCTAGATTGTGCGGGGTATTGATAACAGTTCCCTTGCCCTCTTCTGCTAGAGCAATAAACATATCAGCCATTTCTAAGACTTTTTGATTAGACATTTGGTTCCCTGAGAGTAATATGAAAATATTCAATACTGTTCAAGAACTATGGAGCTATTGTGAGTATTGCCCCATTTGTGTGCGAAATTGCCGAGAGGTCTTCGTATCAGTTGGGCCAGACGGAGCATTTACCCAAGTCTATTCTCAAAAGAAAGATAATAATCTATTTTTGCAATGTACCTACAAGAACAAGCGATCTATCTATACTGTTGAATATAATATCAACTGTTTAGACAATTCTTTTCTTGTAGAAGTGCCTAATGTGGTAGAATTACCACAAGGCGAAACAGCCAAGCAACAAAAAGTTAAAGAGGCTTTCTTTTTCTTCTTTGTTGAAGGCATGTGTAAAGAATGTCATTGCGCTTCCGCGCACAGCATGGATTTAGAACTCGACATAGTGGATCGTAAAATCTCTAACATTGGATTAGAGCGAGAAAGTTTTTACCTCTTCGAAGGCAAAGACAAGTTTCACGTCTCTCCCATTCATGACCGAAACGTCATGCTGGTGAGTCGCTGCTATGAAGAAGGATTAGGCTTCTCTGAAAGTGATAAAACTATCGAGTTGCCCCTGGTTAAACTTGATCTTTCAGATCAAGAAAAAGCTACTAATAAAATTAAGACACTAATTCTATTTAGTTGAGAGGAATCCATGTCTACTTTCAGTGATGCAAACCAGGTCCGCCTTGCGTTAAAAATGAAACTGTCTATGTACTCGTGGTATAGCTCCAGTACTGTCATCTCCACCGATGATGGGTTTGGCGTCATTGTGGGCGTCAAACATATGGACAACGGTATTCGGAAACTGGTTCCCCCGGTTGTCGATGGTGTGTCCGTGAAAGCGGAAGTAGAATGAAGATTAAGCGTATCTCAGATCAATCTGTTAGGAATTTCAAAATGCGACTCTGTCATGTTTCAGATACCCACGGCAAGTTTCCTCGACTGTATGGTCGATATGATGCCGTTATCCACACGGGGGATCTGTTTCCTAACAGCCATCACGTTTTCTCTGGAAACCGAAACCTTGAGATGGCATACCAGCTCAAGTGGCTTCGTGAGAGTATGGGCGAGATTAAGTCTTGGCTTCAGGGCCACCCCTTTCTCTATGTCCCTGGCAATCACGATTTTCTTGATTCCAATCTAATGGAATTCGAAATGCGCCAAATTGGTCTGGAAGCATTCAATCTGACGGATAAGACGCTTATGTTCAGGGGAGTCAACTTCTATGGTTTCCCCTATGTGCCAGAAATCAACGGCATGTGGAACTATGAGCGCCGGCTCCCGGAGATGCAGAAGGAAGTCGACAAAATGGTTGCAGTTGTCAACAAAGAATATGTCGATGTTCTGGCTTGCCATGCTCCGCCCTACAAACAACTTGACCTAACGATGGGCAATGAGATTGTCGGGTGCCAGGTGATGTCTACGGCTCTGGACTACAAAATCAATAAAGATATGATGCCTTCCTATTTCCTGTGTGGACATATCCATGAAGCTAATGGTATGTCTGTACGCAATGGGATGATGATCAGCAATGCTGCCACCACGCGCCATATCATCGAGGTCTAATATGAAAGTCAAACCGAAAGAAGTATTAGTTAATCTCCCAGTGGCTCTCCTTTTCGATGAGCCCTGGGAGATTTCCTCCTTTGCCGCCAATATCAATGCCATTCTTCATGGTAAGGTCAGGCTCAAGGCAGAGGAGCTGGGAACGCTCGGAGGAAGGCACGTAGGGCTGTTTTACCTCCAGCGCAATGGTGAGTCCCAGCAAATCCATGACGAATTTATAAGATTGATTGAGCAGGAAGAAGTTGAAGCCGCTGGCGGTACTCCCGAACCTGAATGGATCGATGACGCCCATCCTAGAGATGAAGACAACTATGCTCATGGTCTTTGCCAAGATTGCTTAGAATATTCTATGCTTCACATAAAAGGTGAAGAGCATTGCCGTTGTGGCGGTCAAATGGACAATGGTGTATGCAAACTACTAGGAAAGATTAGGAATCCAAAATGCGTAAACACCAAGTAACATTCTATAGTCCGGGGACTTTGTTCTCCGAATCATCCAGCCACGATATCGAAAGCTGGGATACCGTCAAAGCGGTGGAGATGGCTGAGAAGATTCTGGAGCGATACAACGCCAAACCATACGGTTTCGTTTTTGAAACTCTCATTGTAGCTCAGGATGTCCCTGATGGCGAGGGCGGAACACTCAGAGTGGAATCCAAGCGTGTTGAAAGGTCAGGAGTTCATTTCCTGGGCGGTAAGCTAGAAACCTACGATGATGTCGTTACCCGCAATGATGAGAAGGAAAGTATCCTTCGTTCCAATATGCGCGGCAATGAGCAGTGGATTGTTTGTATTAATACCAATAGCTTCCGTTCTACCATGCCTTTCGATGAGGATGATTGTATTGTGGATGCTAAGGGAATCATTGTTGAACGTGGTAATGATCCTAAATATGTAGCCTATCGAGCTGAACAGCTTGCTAAGCGTAAGGCTGAGTCAGGTTACTGATGATAGTGGCATTTACCGGCCACAGGCCCGACAAACTGGGTGGTTACAAACTTCCCAATGATACATACATCCGTGTGTGTCAAAAGATTGATACAACTCTCAAAGAGTTTAAGCCAGAGAAAGTAATCACTGGTATGGCTTTGGGGATTGATCAGTGGGCAGCTTCAATTGCTCATAAGCTTCACATCCCCTTTCTAGCGGCTATTCCTTTTGAAGGTCAAGAGAATGCTTGGCCCGAATCTAGTAGAAAGATTTACCGGATTCTGCGCAAACTGGCTACTGAAGAAGTAATTGTCAGTCAGGGCGGGTACTCGGCTGACAAGATGCAGGTTCGCAATATCTGGATGGTTGACAACTGTGATAAGCTCATTGCAGTTTGGGATGGCACCAAAGGTGGTACGGGTAATTGTATAGAATATGCGAAGTCCGTGAAAAAGGATATTTATTACATTGACCCGCGAGCTTGACATGCCAATCTCCCGGCATTAGATTTATGGCTGAATCAATCGTACAAATGCTTGTTGGCGTGGGAGAATTAGTCCTAATTATGGGCGCTTCTGCGGGGATTATGTTTATTGTTTGGGCAATTAAGCAATCATTATCTAACAAGCAATAACGTGACATATAGATTACCACATTGCCGATGTGGCGGAATGGCAGACGCGGAAGTTTCAAAAACTTCTGTCCGCAAGGACGTGTGGGTTCGAGTCCCTCCTTCGGCACCAGATGATTCTCCCTATTGATAAGCTCGTCAAAGAGCTAGCGGATTTTAGAGATTCACACAAGATAGTTGTGACCTCTGGCGGATTTGACCCAGTACACATTGGGCATATACGCTGTATCCAAGAGTCAGCATCCATTGCAACTCCGCACGGAGTTTTGGTTGTGATAGTCAACGGAGATGGTTTCCTTACTCGTAAGAAGGGAAAACCGTTCATGTTACACCAAGAGCGTATGGAAATCATTGATGCTCTTCGTGGCGTTGATTATGTCACTGGTTGGGATGATGGAAGTCAAACTGTAGTGGGAGCATTGGCGCTTTTGATGCCCAATGTCTTTACTAAAGGTGGAGATCGTTCTTCAGCCAATAGAGTCCCTGAAGTTGATATTTGTGAAAAGATCGGTTGCCGTATTTCCTACGGGGTTGGTGGTACCGATAAGATTCAGTCGAGTAGTGATCTAATCAAGAATATGTAAGAGCTATGAATCTAAAAAATTTGTTGACCTTGACGGTTCGTACTGTAGACTTTAACTTAGTTGCGCGCCAGCCAGAGCTGTTGGCAGAACTAAGGAAATTGACGCTCTCTCCATACTCTGGATTGAACCATGAACTCAATCGGATGTTGAGTGATGTAGAAACTCGTTCGGTCAATTGCCAAGTGCTTTTGGCTTATCGGTTCCGCAAGTTAGTGGGTTGGGGTATTCTTTCCAAAGAAACTACCGATTACAATTTCTCTCGGTCTGATACGGGGTTTGATGCCGAAAATGGTATGATGTTTCAGGTTTTCGTGGATCCTACTTATCGGCGGCAGGGAATTGCCTCTGAAATCTATAAGAAGGCTCAAGAGTTAACAAATAGTGAAATTCTTCATGTTTGTCCTTGGGATAATAGAAGTACAAGTTTTTACTTGAAGACTTCGCAAGTGCAAACAAAATGGCTGTAAAATCAGGTAATAACTTGATATATACAGCATACGCGATCGTGGCGGAATGGCAGACGCGCTGGTCTTAGAAGCCAGTGCCGAAAGGCGTGAGGGTTCGAGTCCCTCCGATCGCACCATATGCTCAGGTGACGGAATTGGCATACGTACGAGTCTCAGAAACTCGGTTTTGAGGGTTCGACTCCCTTCTTGAGCACCAAATGATTAAGTTATCAAAAGCAATTGTAATAGCTAATACAAGTGAAGAACTAGTTGCTTTAGAGGAACTGTTAGCCACTTCATATCCAGAGTTTATCTTTTCTATTGAAGATAACGTTGGAGAAGAGAAGGAAACGTTCCCATTCAGATTGCTAGTCGAGATAGACAATAGCGTTCCTGATATGACGATTCCTTCAATGCCAGAGTTTTTCATTTTACTTATGGCTAAGATTGATAAGCTAAATCAAACGACATAATTGTCATCGTGGTGGAATGGTATACACACTAGGCTGAGAACCTAGGTCCCTAACGGGACGTGAGGGTTCGAGTCCCTCCGATGACACCAATATGGGTAAGTATATTCCTATTCACAAACGCTCGATACATGAGCAGATTTGTCATCAAGAAGATTTACATTTCTTTAAAGAGATACGAAAAATAATCCCAAAGGAAGACGAAGTTATGGAACTGAGTTTGCATCAGTGTGTTTTCGGTCCAGTTCTGATTGGTTCCGATGATCAGGGACGTTTAGTCTCTGTAGAATTCGGTACTGATGTTGAGGATTGCTATCGCAATTTCATCAACACTTGGGGACATAAGGGCAACGATTATAACACATCAGTTTCGGTTGAACCCCGCAAGAATGTGCAGATTGTGGATAAGGTTCTCAATTCCATCAACACTGGGATTATTGATCCTTCGGTTGAAATCAACCTACACAAACTCGGCACCTATTTTCAGCGACAAGTATGGGAAGGCATCAAAGCCATCCCCTATGGCGAGACGATGAGCTACCAGCAATTAGCTGTTGCAATCAAACGCCCCAACTCCACACGAGCAATTGGAAATGCTTGTGGCATGAATCCAATTGGCATTTTCGTTCCATGTCATCGAGTTATTCGAGCCGATGGTAAAAATGGTGGCTATAGATGGGGCGATGATATCAAAGCTAAGTTGCTAAATCGAGAGGTTTAACCGTAAGGTTTGTCGTTAGTCATTGGCTTTGGTATTGTGGCCAAAAACTTATTCCAGGCAGCAATGTCGTCATTGAGCTTCTTAGCTTTTTGAGCAAGCTGTTGTGCAAGTTGTTTTTCTTGTGGTGACGATCTCTGATCGGCCAAAGCATCATTAATGGCTTTTGTGGCTGGAGCTACACTGTTTGTGTATTGAGCGAGTTGTTGTTTGATTTGTTCAACATTCTTAGGAAGAATTTGTTTCTGTCCTTGCCAAGCTTGTAGCTGAGTTAAATAGGCGCTAACAGTGTTTAGCGTATCATTTGCTCCCTTATGATCAAAAGTAGTAGTCTTGTTTTCACCAGACGCATCACGCTTGATCATTTCATACATAAGCTCTTGGCTAACTGGTTGGCCATGGATATCAACGGCTCTATCTTTGTTCTTAGCTCTATATTGGTCTAAAGCGAATTGAGTAATTGGGCCTAGCTGTCCATCGCCTTTTCCATCAGCCCTAACAACTGACTCACCTTTTTGTCCCTTGTATTCTAGTTTGGCTAATGCCTCTTGAACATCAGCGGGAACGGCTTTAAATCTTGGCTGTGGAGTACCGCGCTGAAATGATGTTGGTTGACGAACGCCGCCACCACTTGGTGGTGGATCATCAAGCTCTCCACCGTCAGTTGGTGCAGGATCACCAAGTTCTCCTTCTGTCCATGGATTTCCTGGAGTGCCCTTTGGGGCCTTTGGTTCTCCTTGTCCTAATTTGTTCAATAGGGTATCATAATACTCAGAAGACTTCTTTTTAGAATCTTTCCCGCCTACATTGATGCCTGGGTACTTGGACTTGACTTTGCGAGCTACTAAAGCCTTTAAGCCTTCCAAAGAACCTTTGTACCATGGTGCAGAGGTTAGCTGTTGGACGCGGGCCAAAGCATTACGAGCTTGCGCTTCGTCATTAATTGGGAAATGGTCCTTTTTGTCCTTGGCTTGTTCGGCTGAAACGCATACCGTTCCTCTATTACGAACCTTAGCCTTTGGGTCAAGCTTTTTCTTTTCTTTTTTCTTGGCAGTGACAACCAAGGCCCTCGTGGCTACATTGTCATAATCAGAAGCTATTTTTAGTAATTCTTCGGGGCTAAGGGACATGAAAACCTCTTTTACATACGGTATATGAGTATATACTAATAATTAGGCAAGATTATTACCACATATGGTGAGCGTTGTCATTTGGCAATGATAGGTGTCTGTGAAACATCAAAAACGGGTTCGATTCCCGCCGCTCACCCCAAACCATAAATATGGTGTCGTTTGTCATCTGGTGATGATGGTTGACTGTGAATCAACTAAGGCGGGTTCGATCCCCGTACGACACCCCAAGTATGGGCTGTTCGTCTACTGGCTAGGACACTTGGCTTTCACCCAGGAAAAACGGGATCGATACCCGTACGGCTCACCAAAAATGAAAAAGTATCTCGCACTTCTAATTTTCACACTCGCTATCATTAGTTG